GCAGGCTGCGCTTGGCGTGCAGCAGCTCGGTACGCAGACTGGGCTTCAGACGGCACTTGCCAACTTGTCCAATGAGCAGCAGGCTAGGGTGAATAATCAGGCTCTGCAGTTCCAAGCACAGGGCATGAATCAAGAACAAGCTCTGCGCGCTGCGCTGGCCAACCAAGGTGTGGACGTAGCACGGGCTCAGGCAGACCAGCAGGCTGCGCTTGGCGTGCAGCAGCTCGGTACGCAGACTGGGCTTCAGACGGCACTTGCCAACTTGTCCAATGAGCAGCAGGCTAGGGTGAATAATCAGGCTCTGCAGTTCCAAGCACAGGGCATGAATCAAGAACAAGCTCTGCGCGCTGCGCTGGCCAACCAAGGTGTGGACGTAGCACGGGCTCAGGCAGACCAGCAGGCTGCGCTTGGTGTGCAGCAACTGGGCACCCAAACCGGTCTCCAAGCGGCGTTGGCTAATCTTGATGCTGAGCAGCAGGCTAGAGCGCAGAATCTTGCTGCACAACTGCAGACGCAAGGTCTTAACGCAGACCAAGCACTTCGTGCGGCCCTCGCCAATCAACAGTTCGGCTTGGAAGCGCAGCGTCTCGGTGAACAATCGCGCCAGTTTGGTGCGCAGCAGGGGCTGGCTGGTCTGGAACTCGCTGGTCAGATGGGTCAGACATTAGGTAACCTCGGTCAGTTCCAGCAAATCGCTAACCTTCAACGTCTTCAGGCGCAGGGCGCAGCGGCGGCTGAGCAGCGGGCTCTACAGCAGCAGTATTTCGATCAGGCATACGCAGACTTCCTACGCCAGCGGGACTATCCGATGGAAGTGCTGGGCCAATACAGCAACTTGCTGCGGGGCCTTCCGATGCAACTTAACTCTACGCAGACTACGTACGCACCTCCCCCGTCTATGGCTTCTCAGATACTTGGTACCGGCCTTGGGGCGTTGGGGCTCTATCGGACTATGGGTGGGTAAGGAGTGGTAGATGACTAAGCCGTTTAGCACCATTCAGCCTCCCGAAGAAATTGCCAAGGCTTACAACGGGGACAAGCAGAAGATCGCGGAAGCGATGCAGATGGGTATTGTTGACCCCACTGCCGGTGTCCTTGCTGGTATGTTTATCGACCGTATGCGCTCTGCACAGGCGCAGGAAGGGCGTAACCCTCCGACGGTTGCACAACAGGTCATGGGCGGCTTGCCTCCCCCTCCTCCGGTACCTCCCCTCCCTGCCGGTGGAGTCGGTAGCTCCTCTCCCGCAGGCTTGCCGCCCATGGCGCCCCCTATGGGTAACGCCCCCATGCCCGAGGTTGGTGCCCCTCCTACTCCCCCTATGGCTATGGCTGATGGTGGGTTGGCTGCGCTCCCAGTGCCTGATGCGATGTTTGGTGAACCTGATAACGGCAGTTATGCAGGTGGTGGCATTGTTGCTTTTGGCGGGGGCGGAGAAATCGACCGCGAGCGCTTGCGCGCGGCCTTCCGAGAGCAGGAAAGCTCTGGCGATTACGGCGTGCTGAACAGGCAGGGCAGCGGAGCTATGGGGGCGTATCAGTTTATGCCCGCCACTGCCAAGGCGTTGGCTAAGCGGCTAGGTATGGAATACCGCCCCGATCTTATGTTTGGGGATAAGGGGCGCTCCAAAGAAGGTATTGCTTACCAAGAGAAGCTCATGGATGCGCAGCTTGAAGACATACTTGCGTTCAGCGGGGGGGATATCGAGCGTGCGGCAGCGTACCACTTCGCCGGACCCAACAAGAGACTCTGGGGTGATGCCACTAGGAAGTACCAAGCCCAGCTCGCGCGCCGCTATAGTGGGAGCAAGGATACTGGCGGGAGGACTGCCACAGAGAAGCCGACCAGCATGAACAACGTACTCAGCGGGTCCACTCCTAGCATCCTTGAGATGATGAGCAGGACGCGTGGTATGGTGGCCGACAATGTAACGCCCGACACGAAGCGCCGCAAGGCTGTGGCTGCTGAGCTTGAAGCAGCAATCGACCCTGAAGCGCGCAAAGCTGAACGGGAGAAACGCCGTTGGGAAGCGCTGGCGCAGTTTGGGTTCCAGCTTGCCCAATCTCCGGGCAGTCTGTTGCAGGCTGCTAGCGCGGCTGCCCTTAACACGCTGCCGATGCTGCGTGAAGGCGATGAACAGGCTCGTAAGGAGCTGCGTGCCGATCTGAACGCACTTATGGCGCTTGAGGACAAGTCGAACGAGGAGAAGCAGCAGATGGAGCTGCTTGCGTTTGAACTCGCTAAAGCTGAGGTCATGCCCGTCTCTGAAGAACGTAAGATGGAGCTGCAGTACATTATATCTAAGTTGGATAGGGAACAGCAGCGGCAGCTCGCCATCATGGAAATCGAGGCGAAGAAGGCGATCAGTATGCAGAACAACCTCACAAGCGTAGCGAATGCACAGACTGCAGCTGGAGCACGCATTGCCACGGCGGGTGCTGGAAATAACCCCTTCGGGCTCCCTAATCCTGCCGGTGGCGCAGTCCAACCCACTGTGGTAAACACTGATTACGGCTCTATGTGATAGGACAGGCAAATGCCGATCTACCAGATTACCGGCAAGAACGGCGTCGTCTATCGGGTGAATGGGCCTGAGGGGCTGACTAAGGCGCAAGTCGTAGCCGACATCCTAAGTAAGTTCCCCGAAGCTGGTGTCCCGCCGCAAGAAGAAAACGCGCTTGAGAAGGTCCCGATTATCGGCGATGCAGCCGCTTGGCTTGCCGACATTCCGTTGGAGGCTGTCAGTGGGTTGGCTAGCACAACCAAGACTGTTACTGATGCCTTCGGTGCAGGTAACCCTGCGTCCAATTTCCTCAAGAATGTCGCTGAGGGCGCTCAGGACCTACGCTCCTCTGAAGCACGTAGGGACTCGCTTATCAACGCCATTGACCAACAACGAGCTGAAGGAAAGGGGACGTGGGAAGAAATCAAAGCTGCCGGGCGCTCGTTTCTTCGTTCTCCGTTGGATACAACGGCTAACGTCGCTGGCTCTGCAGTCCCCTTCATCGCTGCTGGGGTAGCGGGTAGTGCTCTTGCTCCCGCAACTGGCGGTGCCAGTCTTATCCCTATTGCTTCTATGGCCGGTTTAGGTGCTGTTTCCGCCGCCGGTGGGGTAAAGGGTGAAATCTACGATGCTGTCTACGAAGCTACCTACAAAACAGCACTGGAAGCAGGTCTTGACGAGCGCACATCCAAGGCCAAAGCTGAAGAGACTGCGCAACGAGCGCAGGAATATGGCGGCGAGAACACCGACCAGATCGCCATCGCAGCGCTTATTGGTGCAGCCGCAGGGGCTACGGGTTTTTCGCGTCAGATTGCTGGTACCATAGGTAGGAAAGCAGCTGATCGCATAGCAGAACGCGCAGCGATGCGCGCTGCCGGGAAGAAGGCACCCGGTGCTATTCGTGGCGCAGCCACAGGGGCCCTTGAAGAAGCTGTTCCCGAGGCGGTTCAAGCCGGACAGGAGCGTTATGCTACCAACCTTGCACTGCGGCGTGAAGGGTTCGATGTCGATACGTGGAAGGGGGTGGCTGGTCAGGCTGCGTTCGAGGGTATCGCTTCGCTTGTTCTCGGCGGTTACGGCGGTGCCCGTTCGGCTAATATTGAGCGCAAGCTGCTTGATTATACGGCTGCAGAGTTTTCGGCTATGCCGCCCGATGCGGATGACGAAACCATGGATGCCGCTGCACAGCGGTTCCAGCAACGTGGGTTCGATGAAGAGACCTCGCGCACTATCGCAGAGATTATGCGAGCCAGGAAGGCCGCTATCGAACAGCAGGCTGCCCAGATGGAGCAGGGGGGCGCGGTTGGCGAACAACCGGGACCAGAACCAGAACTGCAGCCTAGTCCTGAACCTACACCTCCCCCTGTGGACCCTGAGGAAAGGGAGGCTCTGTGGCGTGCGTACGAGGCTGAAGCCCCGTCTGTTATTATTCCGCCCGTTGAAACTGTCTCGCCGCAGGCAAAAGTTGCGGAACAGCTTGCGGAAGTCGGGGTGCAGCCGCTCGATGAGGCCAGCTTTGGAAGTAGCCTATCTATGTATGATAAGCTGGTGGGCGCAGGGGTGACACCACCCGCTCCATTGGTCAAGTCTCTTGCTAGCAAGTTCATAGACATGCAGGGCACGCCGAGTATGGACGCGCTCATGCAGGGGGCGCTTGCTCCTGCAGCTCAACAGTTCTTCGCCAATGAGGCCGCGTCACTAAACGAAGCGGCTACCAATAAAGCGCGGGCAACGAAGCGACAGGAAGCCGCCCCAGAATCGGGACCAAAGCCAAATTACAAGGTCACCAACCCTACTGAACAGGCTTATTATTCTGCCGAAAACCCCGCAAAATTAACCCCCGGTGCGGCATATACCATCCTAAACAACCCCGTTGCTCTCAGCGACTATGAAGCCGCTGGTGGGGATGTAGAGCTTCTTGAAGAAATTGCTTATGGCCCCCCTCCGGGCTCTTTGTCAGGTCGTGCTTTCCCCCAGCGGGGTCGGCGACCTAAAGACACTCAAACCATGGACATGTTCGGCGCTCTGCCTCTGCAGGAAGCGCCGGGAGAAGAGCTGAAGCGCGAAGAGTTGGCTGCGCAGCAGCTTAGCCCGTATGAGGAGCGCATAGCTAGGCAGGAACAGGTTTTTGCTGGATTGGGTGCATCGCAAGAGCGCGCCAAGGAACAGCGCCAGCGCGAAGAAGCTGAACGCGAAGAAACTCTCGGCGACATCGAATACGCGCTGCGTGCTCAGGCCCCTGAGAACGCTGCCTATAAGGTCGTCTACGATCCGGAAGATGCTAACCCGTATAAGCTCGTAGCTGAAACCCAGTTGGGTAAGAAGCCGGAAGAAGTTCTCAAGGCCAAGACACTGCAGGATTTTTCCGATCAGGTCTACGGTCGTATGGATGAGCTTACCCCCTATATACCGCCGACTCCTCCCGCCCTTGAGCAACTAGAAGAGCGAGAGTCCAACGAGCAGCCATACCCCACTGTGGCTACGCGGATGATACAGGATTTCACTGCTGAGGTAGACGCAGCTCGTAAAGCGGGGCTCATCGACAATCTTCAGCGCGCAGAGCTGCTTAGAAGGCTTGAGCGTCCTAATGCCTACCGCCTATCTCCGAAAGGAGATCGGATGGTGCCGAACGACGCCATCGCTAAACTGGAGAAAGCTGCAATCGAAGCTGCAAGCGTGGCCAACAATGCCTCTGCAGAAGAGCGCGCCGCCGCTACTGCCGCTGCCGAAGAAGCCAACAATCGACTTGTCGCCGCCGTCAAGAACAGCCTGCTAAACCCCGCTCGCGCTGCACTCAAGTCGATGGTGGAGATGCGCCAAGACGAGAAACTTGGTGCCCGCATTCGCCAGAAGGAAGCGGAAAAAGCCGGTGATACCCGTGAAGCGCGCGATGCCAAGATCGACCGTGAGCAACTCAGAGTTCAGCGGCTGCACCAAGGCAAGGGCGCAAAGAGTGACCAGCGTACGCCACAGCAGATTGAAGCTGATCTTCGTGGTAAGCTGACTAGCGAAGTAGTTGACTGGTTGGTGGACACCGCTCCCAACCAAGCCTTTGCAACCATCGCACGAGGGGTGCGAAATGCGATAAAGCGGCTACAGCGATTTGGAGTGGATATAGACTTCCAGATTGCGGACGATGTCGGGAGTCTTCCACAACTTGCTAAAGAAGCGTTCGCAGATGCTGCCAATGCTGTAGCCGTTGCTGAAGGCTTCAGCATCACGGTGTATGTCAACCCCGCTAGTGCTGGTACGAATACCGGCATGAGTTACGAGACGCTACTGCACGAGTTTGTGCATGTAGCAACCATCCCATATCTGGAGCTTGGGCAAAACGCTAGTCTGAAAGGCACACGCACTGCGCGCCTTAGCAACGATCTACGAGATGTGTTGGCCTCGATTACTAACCATATAGACCAGCGTAAGCAGTCGGGCGAAGCCCTTACGGCTTTGGAAATTCAGTCTATCTACGACTCTAACAATGCTTTCGAAAACGAGCAGGAGCTGCTGGCTTGGACCCTCTCTAACCCGGATGTGATGGAGTACCTCAACACGGTACCGTACAAGGGTAAGCAGACCATCTTCCAGCGCTTCATTGAGGTGGTGCGCAATATCCTTGGGCTGTCTGTCAAGAGCGACTCCGCGCTCGCTGAAGTTCTTCGCATCGGCAACCAGTTGCTTTACACGGGGGACATTGAGGCAGCTCGCGTGCTGAGCGGCGATCCGAATTACAAACTCAACTATGCCGCCGCCCAGAAAAAGCGAAAAGCCGACCAACCGAAAGAAGTCAAAGACGCCATTCAGGGCGCAAGTGCCGGTGCCCGCAGGGTCAGGGATACCGTAAGCGTCTATGGCATCGAGGACGGCATCAATGAGGCTACGGAAGCAAACAGCAAGCTCCGTGACGCGCTCGTCTTTGCAGAGGATACGGCTAGCCCAGTGCGAGTGAAGGCGCTCAAGGGTATGCCAACATCCGGCATTCTCAACTGGCTTAAGCGTAAGTCCCCAGCCGTCCACTCAGCTGCTGTAGAAGTGGCTGACTACGTGCGAAGAATGGGTGCGACCCGCAACAACCTCATCGAGGCTGCTAACCCTATCAAGCGGGCTATGCAGGATTTCGTGCGCAAGTACGGCAGTGAGGCTCTGGCTGAGCTTCGTTTTTCCGCCCGCATTAACCGCGTAGACCCGTTTGCGTTTGAGACAGTCGAGGAAGCACTTAAAGGTGGCGAGGATATTAAAGCGATTGAAGATGCTCTAATCAATAACTCAAACGACAAGGCTATGGCGCGTAAGCTTATCGACGAGATCAAGGCAGAAGTGCGCAAGCCATCTGACACTACGAGTGTATTCAAGGATAAGGTTGACCTGTCTGCCCCCGTGCAAGGCAAACTTGCGGCCCTTAGGGGCACAGCTATCAACAAGGCCAGAACCGAACTCAAGGTCAGGCAACTTGCCGGTAGGGTGCAGGCGGTAAGAGATACATACGCTGCCAAGGAGAGACTAGCCAAGCAGAATGGCGGTCTGGAGCTGTACAAGGCCGAGCGTGACTACCATAAGGACGTATTCGAAGCGCGTCTCGCACTTCTTGACGAGCGTCTCGAAACTGAGCCGAATCTAGACAGCGAACAGAAAAAGCGTATCCGCGAATTGCGGGCAGAGCTCATGCGTGAGGCAAATGATGCCGAAGAGCGCAAGAAAAGCGGCGACCTGTTCTGGGATTTGGACCCTGACCTGTTCCCCAAGGACTACTTCCCCATGATGCGTACGGGGAAGTACTGGTTGCGTGTCTCCGAGGACGCCAAGCAGCGGCGCGAAGAAGCTTTCTATACGTTCGAAAGCGCGCGCGATCTGGCCAAGGCCAAGCGCATGCTAGCTAAGCAGTTGGGCGTCGATCCTAACGACCGTACTGTGTTCCGTAGTGGTAACGACATCGCCGACCTGCAGGAAGTTATCAAGAGCGAGGACGCACTCATGAAGCGGGTGTTTGACCTCGTGAACAAAGCCAGGGATCAAGCTAAGGAACGTGGTTCAGCAAATATCGACGAATTGCTCGACGGCATATTCCAGACATATCTCATGACCACTCCTGAGCGCTCTACACGCCGTCGGTTCCTGCACGCGAAGGAGATCGCTGGCTTCTCCCTTAACGTGGTGGATGACTTCAACAAGCAAGTCGTCACCAACGCCAACGAACTGACCAAACTGGCTTTTGCCGGTAGGATTCGCACGGCTGTCTCGGCCATGAAGGATGTCATCAACGACCCTGAGCGGCCTGATGCAGAAGCCGTTATGCTTTACGACTTTGCACGTGAACTTGAGGAGCGTGCGGAGCAGGAGATCAATCCTCCCCCTCCGGGCTCTTTGGCCGCATCTATCAACGTGCTTAACCGCGTGTCCTTTCTGTATTTCCTGACATCAGCCAAGACTGCGCTGACCAACTTCGCGAACATCCCTATGCGGGTCGTGCCGAGGTTCTGGCGCGAGTATGGCTACACTGAAGGCACCCGCATGTGGCTGAAGTATATGCAGATGTGGGATAGCCTCGGGAGGGTGCAGATCGAGCGCACCAACGCGAGTTTTGGTGATTACATCGACGCGATAATGCCGAGCGTTAACGCATCGCGCTTTGTCAAGAATAGCGCAGACCTGCAGTGGGCAAAGAAGGCCGCAATGGAGCGTGGTGTCCTCGTTACTACAGCTGAGACTATTGCTCAGAATGAGCGGGCGAATACGCTCATGCCTCAATCTGGTGTGTTGGCTAAAGCCAATGACATCACAGCGAACACGCTCAAGGCCATGACCTTCATGTTCACGGGGACAGAAAACATCTCGCGTCAGGCTACTTTCTACATGGCATTTGAGTTGGAGCTCAACAAGTTCCGCAAGAATAACAAGCCGGATGAGGGGGAAAGCGATAAGGACTTCGTTGAGCGTGGGCGACGGCAGGCGCTGTTCAAGGCTATGGAGATTGTGGACGATACCATTGGCAACTTTGCTAACTGGGAGCGCCCCAGCCTCACGAAGGGTGAGCTGTCTCGTGGCTTCTTCCTGTTCAAGATGCACCCCATTCTGCAGACCAAATTCATGGTTGGTGCGTTCCGCGATATTATCGCGGCTCCGCTGCGGGGTGTGGCACGGCAAGCTACTGGTAGAGGTAAACTGTCCAAGCAGGACACTGCTGAGGTAGCAGGTGCACTCAAGGAGCTCTCCGGTGTCCTTATGATGGCTGGGCTCTTGGGCGGCATTGCCGGACTTCCGCTCTACACTATCATGGTCGAAGCGCTGGCTTATGCGTTTGGTCCAGACCCGGATGATGACGACGACGTCCTCAAGATGATGCAGGAGGATGCAGCCACTGTCTATGACGCGGACATCGCCTTCCGGCGTTGGTTGTCGAACTACCTTGGTGTTGACGAGCGCGGTCAGAGCACTCTGGCCAATATACTGATTGATGGTCCTCTTGGAGTTCTCACTGATACCGAAATCTCCAGCACCACGACCATGGACCTGGTCAAGATGTGGTATCGTGAACCTATTGCGGGTGATAACCTTGAAAGTACGACGATTGCCGCTCTCATCGCTAACGTCGCCGGGTTCAGCACCGCGTCTCAGATTATGCGCGGTATCGACGACTTCATGGATGGCAACACGCGCGAAGCGCTCAAGAAGATTTCCCCGGCGTTCTTCCGCTCATGGGTAAATGCATACTACAACTCGACCGAAGGCGTGCTCAACCGCAAGGGGGATACCATCATCCCCAAAGAGCATATTACGGAATCGGATACGTTCCGCTCTATTGTCGGTGCACGTTCTCTTCGCCTTGCGAAGTGGCAAGACTACTACATTACAGCACTCAAGAACGAAAAGCGTATTGAGCAAGAGAAGAAAGAGATTCTCGACGAGATCGCTCAGAAGCGACGCGATGGGGAGTTCCGCACTGTGGAGGACTTCCGCGAGTATATCAAGGAGGTTGTCATACCGTTTAACCGGACTTACCCGAACGAGAGGTTCCTCATCACAGAGGAAAGCATTCTTAGGTCGCTCACCAGCCGCGACGAGCGTAGCTCTCGCACTTTGGAAGGTAGGGAGATTAACAAGAAGGATGCAGAACGTATCCTGCGCTCGCAGGAAATGTTCAGGCCGAAATAGAAAAACCCCCGCTGGGGTGGGCCAGCGGGGGTAGGGTAGTGCAACCGAGAGGAGCAAACTCTCGGCACCCTTATAGTCACAATCTCCAGACGCGTAAACCCCTAATTCCAGTTTTTTCGTCTACTACCCCTTTGTGGACTACATCTAGCTTAAGCCTGCGCATGACTGGGCGAATGTCTTCCTGCCACGCCTTGTCTGGATCGAGACAGACGAAGGTTATAGACTTACCCTTGGTAAAGGCTTTCCAATTAATGTCGTAGCTAACTCCCGCTACCTTCATCGCTTTTGCTCTCTGCGTTCTGCGCTATGTCTATGAGCGTGGACAAGTCGCTATGAGTAGCATCCAGCTCCATGGCGCGTACTGGCGGGATGTTAATCTTCATCCCCTTGGTCATGGCCTTGTTGCCAGTACCAACGAGGATGCCTTTGGCTTTAAGCTTCTTGGTGGTCTCGTTGTAGCCGATATTGCGCTGGCTGCAGTATTGCCGGAAGGCGGGGATGGCGATGAAGACCTTCTCTGTGTCAGGCTCATACCTCACCATCACTTCCTGCTTTGGCTCCATGAGCGGGACTGTCTGCAGCTTGGTGCGCTTGTCTACGGAGTCATTGACGACAAGAATGTGGTCTATCCGGCTGAGCAGGAAATGCCCGATGATGTTCTCGTCTACGTCGATTGGCGGCACTGTGGTGTTGCGGAGCTCGTCAATCATCTTGCAGGCCCAATCGTAGATGCGGGCTATGTTCCAATTGATAAGCTCCAACCGCTTGGCGATGCGCAGGCCCGTGATGTTTGCCGCGATGACAGCAGACCAGAAGCGCTCCCGCTGCGTGAGTTTGAGGTCCCTGTCCACCATAGCCTGCACAGTTAGGTATGCGTCCTTCACCTCTTCGTAGTGCTCTATAAGGAAGCGGGCGTAGATGTCCCCTGCATGCCCGTAGTTTTCCATCAGCTGATGGTCGAACATCTCCTTGCCGAGTTCTGTGTCGATTGCGTCACTATAGGGGAAAGGATACTCGATGATGCGCATCATCTCGCCTTGCGGGGTCTCCTTGATGGACTCCAGTTTCTCGTAGAAGGAGTGGTTGGACGAGCATAGTGCGATTGTTTGCCACGTCGTGAGGTTCAGGCGCAGCTCGTTGCTGCTCGCCTTCATACGGTCCTTCCCGGTGCCTTGCGTCATGAGATACACCAGCTCGCTGAGCTGCCTTGGCTCGGTGTTCGACATCTCGTCGAATGTGATAGGTAGGTTATTGAATACGCCAATCTTAAACACCTTCGAGTTGAAGGTGTCGTCCTTCTTAGCGCATAGCCGCTCGGGATGCCCCCACACGCTGTTGCACATATACAGGGCGGTAGTCTTACCCGTGCCGGAGTGGGAGCTAACTAGGTTAATGATTGCGCCCCGCTGGCCGGAGAACTTGAGCAAAGGGGCGCCGAAGGCGGTACCAGCCGCAAACGCTGCGCTCTCCAACCCCTTGCGCCCATAGAGGGCGAACACCTCTTTCCACTTCTCCAGTGTGCCTGCAGGGTGCATATAGTCGGTCAGTGCGCGTGTAACCGATGACGGTGGGCTGTGGAATGTGCCTTCTACACCAATCTCGCGGTCACCTACGATGAACTTGCTGTCCCCGTCTGCCCATCCAAACTGGGTGCGCATCTTTTCTGCCCTCCTGATATGTCTGAGCTCCTGAGCGGAGCGGATAATGTAGTCTACAAGCAAGTCGAAATTCTTCTTGTTCAGTAGAATATCCCTACGCGCAAGTTCTTTGCGCACCTCTATGGGGTCAGCAAGTTTAGCGTTGGTTATCGTGAACTCCTCAACGCCGTCCTTGGGTGTATGTGAGCGAATAAGTATTGCGCCGCCCTCGTTCGGGTCACGCATACGCTTAACCACATAGAGGTCGTAGGGATAAATTAGTGTAGGTTTTTCCTCTTCTACTTCCGACTTGCGCCACACGCCCCCGCTCTCATGGCGGAAATAGGGAAAAGGGTACTCGGGGACATTGTAGCGGATTTCCCTGCCAAACTCGTCTACCTCGGTGATGGCGTCGTTCTTCGGAGCTTCAACAACAACGCTACCTAGGACAATAGGAGACTTGATTTTACCCGCATGCGGACATCCAGCACATCCGCCGGGGTTGTTGTTCTCGAACTGCTCGCAGCTATGAGGCCCCAGTATATGCTGGATTTTTTGCTCGGTGGTATTAGGGTCATAGTCAGGATGGCCTGCGGATAACTTGTGTATAGCCGTATCCCTGTCCTTGCAGAACTTGGCAATGGACAAGGCATCGAACCAACGCGGTTCGGAGAGGTGCTCCCTCTCTTCGTAGGCTGCCATAAGCTGTCTACAGCCTCTTTCTCCTTTCTCTAGTATGCGTGAGAACTCGTTCTCTATGCTGTTCTGTATCTGCTGCGCTAACGCGCTAAGCGGGCGCCCCGAGCGCTTGAACGGGAAGGTAGAGCACTCTTTTACCCCAAGGGCTTCGCGCATGGCCTCCAGTGTGGTGACCTTGCCTATGGCAGCAACGCTTACCGGAAGCGGTTCATTGCCCTTGTAATTGAAGGTGCCGGGTACTCGCAGGATACGAGCCACTTCAAAGCAGCTGTTATCTACGTGCAGTCCCTGAAACGCACAGACCTCTTTAAGCCGCTTGGCTACCGGCTCCCACTCTTCGCGGGTTACCGCCTCTTTGAGCGGCCAGTATGCGTGAAGTCCACTGCCGGAATTAATAATGAAGGGCCTAGCCAGCCCTACGTTACTACAGAACTCGTGCAGTGCAGCAGCGCCATCGTTTTGTGTAGGATAGCTTTTGCCAGCCCCACAGTCGATATCGACCCAGAAAGCCTTGAGCGCGACGACATCTTGCTTCCTCCGGTGCCGCTTCCCGTCTGTGTCTAGTTCCCCGCTGAGCTTGGCGACCCCATAGAACACGTTCCACTTGCGGCGTTTGAAGAGCTCTACGAAGTGGTCGAACTCTTCCCGTGTCTCTACAATCTCCTGTCGCCGCTGGTCTCCTTGTATGCCGACAACAGCGTACCAGCCTTGCTCTGGCTGCACTGTTGTCAAAAGGTCAAAATCATCCATGCCGTAGACACCACCCAATGGGGGTGCCAGCAGCACCCCTCTACGTCTCTATCTAGCTGGCTAGGTCAGTCAGCCGTGCTTTCCAGCTCGGCGATATAGGCTTCGATACGAGAAGTGAGGCTAGCCTGCGGGGACGAAGCCCCGCAGAACCAGTTATATACCGTAGCTCGTGTCACGCCCATACGCTTAGCGATAACCAAGACCGGCACACCCTTCTTGATGCACATTCGGCCAAGGCGGACGCCTAGCTTGCGCTTATCTGCTTTCGCGTTCAAGTCACGAATGCGCAGGCTATATCCACGGCTCATTAGTCGTCCCCATCCTCGTCCTCATCGGCCCAAGCGGCGAGGGTCGCAGCCAAATCGCTCTTCGGAGTGCGCACCGCTGCTTGCTTGGCGGGCGCTTTCTTGACGACAACGGGCTCGTCAACCTCCTCGTCTTCCTCCTCGTCATCTAACCACGCGGGCTTTTTGGGGGCGGACTTGGCCTTCTTGGGTGCAGGAGCTTCTTTCGGCTCTTCCTGCTCGATGACCACAGAGCTCGGTTTGCTCGCAACAGCGCCATCAGCCTCCGATACGGTCAACTGAGTAAGGCGCTGCGTAGCAGGGTTAGCCTGCACAGCCATGACGAGCTCATATTCTTCATCGGTAATCGGACGGACCGGGGTGAACTGAAGTTCCATGGTGTCAGCGTCAAGGTTATAGGCAATGTTGGTAACGACGTAATCAATCGACTCACCATTAGCCGCCAAGAACCTCACATAGCTCTCGAACGGGTGAGTGTTGCCACTACCCTTGCCGAACAGCGATTTGGCGGGGATATTGAACTGGTAGACATCGCCAGACACATCACCCTCAAGCAGAAGTGCTACGCGACGCTGGAAGCGGCAGGCTTTGCCCCTACCATTCTTACCGGAGCCGTCGATGTTGTTCTTACAAGTAGCGCAGTTAGCTGCCTGACGGTTGGGGACATTGGTCTCCGGCGTAGTCCCATCGTTCGACCAACAATCCGGCAGATGGGGGGTGCTGGCATCGGGGTCATACTTATCTGCGTAGAAGACGCGGCTGACCTTCGGCAGCATGGCGACGATGATGGCGTTGAACTCGCCCCTGATAGCCTTACCAATCCGCTCCCCATTCACCAGTCGCCTAAACGTGCCGGTGGTGTTGGTCTGGATACGGTTGATGGTAGCGCCAGAAGCTACCGACTTGGTAAGCTCGGAAAGCGGGCGACGGATATTGGATACCGCACCTGGTTGCTTGAAAATAGCGATGTTGCTCATTGGTAGGTCCTCACTTGTTGGTGGGTTTGCGAACAGTGATTGCGTACTTGGTATCGGCGTTAAGCCCAATCGGCAGCTTGTCGGGGTTTTCCTCGATATACTGTTTCATGTTGCTGCTGTGGATGCGCTGTTCAAGCAGATGCGGCGCTTGGTTCTCTAGAATGAAGTCATACATCGCCTGCCAATCACTCGTCCAATAGCGCGTGACGGTACGGCGGATGACGGTGCCATTCGGCGTCCGCAAGCTGTCCACATTTTGCTCATTGCAGATTTCGAGGATTCTGGCGCTGATGAGGTCAAGATGCTCCTTGAGCGCAGCCATCTCCTCTTTATGCGCAGCCTCTTTCTCGTCCATGGCCGCACGGATTTTGCGGTAGACACGGACTAGCTTGTCAGCAGGTACATTCGTCAGGTCCATAGTTTGCTCCTCATGTGATGATGGGGTTATACCCCCATTTTTATACAGTGTCAAGTGCTATTCGTCGAGCACCTCTCGATAGAGGTCAATCAACTTGTTGTGGTTGCCGATATTGTCCTGTAGCATCTTATACAGCTTCGCCTCCACTGGACTACCTTTGATATGCACGATGGTCATGGCGTTCTTCTGCCCCGGACGGTCGATACGCGCATTCGCCTGTAGGTAGGTCTCCACCGAGGTTACCGGCGCATACCAGATAATCGTATCCGCAGCTGTCAGAGTAAGCCCATGGCTGGCAGCCTGAGGCTGTATCAACAGCACGTGAGGGTCTTTAGCTGTTTGGAACCTATGCACAATGTCGCCGCGCTTGTTGGCTGGCACTGCTCCATTGATGATGCCGCAACTGATACCTTCCTTCTCCAGCCTCGCCTGCAGAAGCTCGATGGTATGGGTGAAGGGGACAAACACCAGCACCTTATTGCTAGTCTCTTCTATTGCCTCCAATACGACATTAAGCCTGTTGCTGATGTCGAACTGCAGCACCTCTCCGGTGTCCGTATAGACTGCACCTCCGCTAATCTGCAGGAGCTTGTTTATCTTGGCGGCGGCATTGACTGCGCTGACTTCCTCCCCTGCTACTTCCATAAGCATCTCGTCCTTGAGCAGCTTGTAATATTTCATCTGTTGCGGGGTAAGCGGCGCTTCACGCTCGGTGTAGGTAACCTCAGGCAGGTCGAGACAATCCTTCTTCTCGAACCGAATTGCAGGCTGCAATATTTTGTGCACATACGCAGAGGCGCTTGACTTAGGTACCCACTTGAATGTCGTAACCTTGGTCATAACCGCAGTCTTGAACTCGGTGAAAAATCGTGGGCAACCTTCGGGGTTGACAAGCTTCGCCAGACCGTAAGCATCTACGGGAGACTGCGCTGCAGGAGTGCCAGTCAGCATCCACAAACGCGGGTCTGTAACTTTGATTATCTGGTTGAGCACTTTCCAGCGTTTGGTCTGCGCGTTCTTGTAGGCATTGGCCTCATCGACGACAATCAAGTCAAAACCGCCAGCGACGATTTCATTCTTGACTACGTTAAGGCCGTCGTAGTTCAGGATAATGAACTCAGCGCCGGTGGCAATAACCTTCTTCCGCTGTGCAAGAGTGCCATAAGCTACTCCGCATGAGCGATGCATGGCAAAGGTGAATAGGTCTTTCTGCCAAGCGGCATTCATGATGGAAAGCGGGCACAGCACAAGTACACGCTTAACCAGCCCTAACTTCATCAGGTAGTCGGCTGCCCATATGACACTGGCCGTTTTCCCAAGCCCTTGCTCGTTAAAACAAAAGGCGCGCCTACGAATAGACAGAAATGAGGCGGTCTTCTTCTGGTGCTCGAAAGGAGTAAACTTCCCGGTCCACTTATAGTCACGCAGGATGGGGGAAGGCACATCTAGTCTGAAGTTAGCGAGCGCTTCGGCTTCCTTGTGTCCCCAATGCACCAATACACCGTTACCGCCATCTACTATCATGCTCTTCTTCACGGCATGCGTTACGTGCGACGGGTCTTCCAGCTCCAGTAGGAGCGCCTTGTTGTCAATGATCTGCACGTTTGCCCCTCGGGTCTCTTACTTCATAGCACCACTGCTTGTGCGCTTGAACGACCGGTTCTTGGACTTGGGCTTTACCCTCAACCCATCAGTGTTAGTGCCGCCCTTGCTGAGTGGCTTCACGTGGTCAACGTCCATTCCGTCACCCTTCTTAACCTTGCCTTCACGCATCAGCTTGGCACGGGCCGCATTGCGCATGGCGCGCTTCTTCTTCTGCTCAGGCTTGCCTTGGTAGTTAGCGTACTCCGACCGATAGTCTCTGGCCATTATCGCCTCCTAGGTTTCCAATGTGCGCAGTCTACCACAGGGCAGTATGAACACAAACCACTAGCCTTCGGATTGAATATGCCGCTGTCCATGGCTGCTTCCAACTGGTCCAACTGCTCGTCGAACACGGACATATAGGTGCTGCGCTCGGAAGCTCTGTGGGTCTTCGTCACAAGCTCGCCGCTAACCACGAAAACCAAGGCGGACTTGACTTTATCCACTTGTGGGTAATGTGCGAACACAGCCGAAGCCAGCAGGTCTAGCTGCTTGGTATCAGCGTAACGAGCGCTTTTGCCCGTCTTGTAGTCCACGCACCATGCGCGCTGACCGTCGATAACCAGCAAGTCAGCGATACCCCTCCACCACACAGCTTCGTCGGAGAAACCACAGGGTGTGCCGTCCTCACGCATACCCAGTTTGAGCTCAGGATACTTCTCCCCCGGCAGTGCTGACAGCTGCTCCACTACAGGGCGGATGAATGCGAACTTCTCAGGGATGGGTTTCCCATCACGGATGAACTCCTCGGCGGCGAGGTGGACGGCGGTGCCATATTCCGCCGCCTCACCCGGCTCATCCTCAACATCCTTGGCTACCCTAAGGTGGTAGTACTTCTTCGGGCATTGCTCGAAGGTCTTTATCGAGGAGTAGCTCCACGGAGTCATTCTCAGCTTCTCTTCACGAACCTCCCACGTGCGTCACGCGGCGGTTTACACGTGTCCTTCTTGAGCTTCTCGGCCTTGGCGTCGAAGTCCTTTTTCGCGTCGAGGAAGCCATACCATCGGCCTAGCATAAGGCCAAGCCCAGCTCCGGCGATGAGGGCTGCAACGAGGACAAATGCGTCAACCATACTACCTCTCCTTCTTTTACAGGGGGACCACTAGGCGCTGTGGCGTACCCCTTTCAGACGGTCTGCGACGAGAGTAGCATAACCCGCGATATCTGCCCAGCTGTCTACGTAATCAGGGTCACCGTTAACGATGCGTCCGACCTTATGGAAAATCATGTCCAGAGCCTCCTGCTGGTCAAAGTCGAGCTCCTTGCCATTATTGTGCAGAAATTTGTTAGTTAGCTGCTTCAGGCGTTGCGTAAGCTCGGCATGGGTGCTGAACGCACCATAGCGCAAACCGCGCTCATCGAGAAGAGCGTCCACGTCGAGCTTTGGAGCTTCCTGAACCTTCTTTTCTCCCTGCGTGGCTCCCCCCATCTGCTTGCGGAGCATCGACACATAGCTGACAGTGCACCCCAGTTTCTCGGCAACCTGCTTGTTGGTAGCATCGGGGTTCTTGCTCAGATACTTCAGAATAGCGTCACGGGTGGTATTCTTGGTCTTAGGCATTTTCATTACTCCTTCCACAACTTACCTAAAATGTTTGCAGCCGCTTGAGGTGAGGCAAGCGCGATGTCCCCCAAAAGGGCGGTCCCAGTCTCGCTAGCAACTATTCGCGGCTCGATGTTTTGTATAAGCGAAGCCGCCTGACGGATCACTTTTTGTTCTCGTTCTTTGGCTTGCTCCTTACGGCGCTCCTCACCATTGAGAAGCTCGTCAAGCGCCCACTCATGCGCGGCGTTAAGACGTACAAGGCGTAATTTTGTGTCGAGTGCGTCTATATCGGCTTCGCTACCGTTTTGTTTGATTGCATTAATAGCGTAATCCCAACGGGGGCGAGAGACTTGGAATTCCTCTGGATGGCTATCCATCCGTTTGAGAAGCAATGTCACCAACGGGTGTAGTTCATTATCCTCCATAGCACACTCCCACCTTACTTTCGCAACCCAACGGCAACCCTGGTGCCCACTTTGGGCGTGTTCGCATACACTGCTCTACAAATGCCCTAGCCTCTCCAGCTTGCTCCTCAGGAGCCAAAGCTACAACGCTGTCGTGCACAGTCAGAACCACGCGCAGCCTGCGCGATATCATCAGCATTTGCTCGGCTATGATTATGCGGGCTAAGGCTTGGGTAATATTCTCAACAGATTTCCCCCCGTATATTTTCGTAGGTACAACGCTCTTCCCTTGCTTTGTATCATAAACAAGTTCGCCGTCATTGTCAACACGCAAGTTGTTATAGCGTAGGTACATACCGTTGGGTAGCTTTATACCGAACAGGTCTAATTGTAGCACCCCTTCACGCCCAAGCTCACAAGTGCGTTGTGAGCGCAGAGCATCTAATGCGCGGTCAGCGTTAGACCATAGCTTGACAATTTGTGGATAGGTTTGCCGGTATGTACGAATAATGTGGCGGCATTCTTCTAATGAAAGGTTTACACCAAAGGCTTTCAGTTGTGTCTGGAACCTTTCCGCCCCCATGCCATAACCGCAATTATGTACGATAATTGGCCCGGCATTTGTCGCAACTGTGTATCTGTTCCTCGGCCCTGCGTAGGCGATGTCGTAGGTCATCAAGTTCCGTCTGAAGGATTTTAACTTTTCTCTTATTTGCATGGTTGACGGCGCGTGTGACAAACCTGATGTTGCCGGGTTCGTATCCTCGGTCGTTGTCCTCGCGGTCCATTTCGAGGTTTGGGTCATCCCATCCGGGCACCGTCTGGACGTACCTGAGGAAAGCCGCCCGGTCTTCTCACCACTGTTTGTGTACAGTAATACCTCTACCCCCGTAGTCGGCGTACGCCCTGCTACTGGGGACGTGACACCGATTGATTGCGGCGGAAAGCCGGTTAAGGAGTCGCACCCTGTGCTGCTCGTCGGGGAGTGCAGAGATGTAATTCCAATACCGCTTGCGGTGGCCTTCCCGCCTGCCGCAGAGGGGGCAACGTGTGCTTTTGAAGTCCTTAAAGTTGTGGCGGTCAACGGTGTACTCAGGGCGTCCGCAATCGCACTGCACGATAAGCGAGGCCACACCTCCACGTGGCCCTTTAACATATCCGGTGACAACCAAGTTACCGCTCCGGTGTCCAATGCTAGGGAGAGGGTAGCGCTGTCTTGCACCACTGATTGCGCCTCCAACCACTGCGTCCCGCACAATATTTTGTGATCTGGCGTCAACCAAAGCCCGCAAAGATTCAATGTTTCTTTGATGCCTTTCTTCACTAATCCTTGATGGCATACCCACTCTTCCCCATCCCAAAGACGGTCATCGAGGGTAACGTGTTCAATTGCTACCCAACCTCTATCGGTTAATACCAAAGTTCCCTCGGCAAGACAACCAAGAATTGTTGTTTTTCCTACAAACCGTTGTTCAGCGGTTACTTCCTCGACTGGCACGTCGTATATGGCCGAAGCCATAATCTTGTAAACGTCATCTCCACGACCAAAGGCTTCAACAAGGTCATTCTGTTCAGCCAGCCACGCAAGGGTGCGCGCTTCAATCTGCGAGGAGTCACAGTCAATAATTACGTAGCCTTCCGGGGCCTTGATGGCTTTCCTTAACGGACTTTTGCGAGGAAGGTTTTGAAGGTTAATGGACTCTGAATTGTGTACTAACTTTCCATTGGCCACAAACCTACGTCTAGGCCCACAATTCCTAATGTCATATACTGGAACGAGCATACTTTTTTCTCCCAAGTATTTCTTCGTCGTCCATGCCCTTAGCAATCCATATGCGGATTGTTTCGTATGTTAAGTCTGGCCGTAGGTCTTTTAGATAACGTATACGTTCTCCATTTTTGGTTCTTTTGTAAGCCCTTCTGTTGCGCGCTTGCTCAAGACGAGTTGCCCACCGTAGATTACCGGGCTCGTAGCCTCTGTTGTTGTCTATACGATCTATAGAGTACGAAGCATCCGACTTTGGGCCTATATTATCCAATACCCATTCGGCGAAAGCGCTTACAGATGGGAACCCAAAAGTTACACCCCGTGCCCCATAATTAACATATGCGTTATGGTTAGGGTTACAGCATCTGCTCTTTGCGCTGGAAGCTAATTCCAGCAAATAATCGTACGCATCGCCATACTTCAACCTATATGGGTGATTGACCATCCTAGCAGCAAGCGCTGCAGCGGCGGCGGTAGAAGCTTTTTTAGCTCTAGCTACCCTTTCGGCCTTAGGCATTTTTGCGGCTCTTAGGCGAAACGCACAAGACCGGCACGACTTACTTCTTCCGCTAAGTATATCTTTTACCCTAATCTCTTTCTCTGCGCCGCATTGACATTTACACTTTATCTTGGTTTTTGTAGTTACGTAGCAACTTTCTAGCGGCGTCCACAGCGTCTTCGGAAATGTCGCCACCAGTTTTGATGCGGTGATTTCCCTGCATTGCCTCTCGTAGCGACATCTCTCCGGCGTCCGTGAATACGACATGGTCTTCGGTCCCTTTTACGCCATCCCACTCAATGACTTCTGCAAACCCGCTAAAAACTACACCATCGTGCGAAACGAACTCTTCTCCGTCCCACACAAGGTCGTCTAGCAGCACATCAACAATGCGTTTGTTGCAAACGCCCCAGAATGGGTCATACACCGTAACCTGGGTATCGTCAACTAAGCAACCCCCAAAGCGCCCTGTGTGTGCAGCATAGTAGCGCAAAGGAACAGGGAGCGTCCCACGATTGGCGATGGAAATAAACCGTTCCGTGCGGGTTTCTTGAAGAGTCGATTTCACTCCAATGCGAGCAGCGACAATAGTCTGCACCCGAGGGTCAGGGTGGTCCAACAACTCTTTAAACGCCTCATCAGTCTTACCAAAAGCCCATGTGGTCTTCCCGGTTCTTGGGCTAACCTTTGTCGGCGGCGCCACCTTGAGGCTCATAAGGAGCTCGGCCAGCTTCGGGTTGGACATGAGCACGCTCTTATCTGCGGTGATCGCATCCATGAGCTTCTGCTTCTTCTCCCTAACCTCGGTCAGGTGCTCTTCCAATACGTCCCTATCCAGCTCCAAAGTGGGCTCCGTAAACATACGTATGGTAAGGTCAATTAGGCGAAGCTCGCTGGCGGGCAGTAGCGGAGCTATATGTTCAAAGAGCTTGTAGGTAAGCTCGACGTCGTTGATGCAATACTCACCATACCGAGCAAGCTCTTGTGGGGTGAAATCCAGCCGCCTCTTGCCAAGCGCATTGACGACCTCGTCGCCCTTCTTTCCCACCCCATAGCGTTCTGCAGCTTTAGCTAGGCTGTTACCTGCATCCGGCCCGTCAATGGCTCGCAGCATGGAGAGGGTATCTGCAATCCTCTTGGGACGGATATCGAAGTGCCAGTTAAGGATAGCCATATCGAATGCGGCATTGTGCGCCACAGCGATGCTGTCACCCCACGGGAACTGGTCTAGCCACTGCTTGACTTCACGCTTCGGCCCTGAGAACCACTGTGCAGGCTCGTCATTGACCTTCACTGCCCAACCGATGGTCTCAAAAAGCTCGTGGCGGATATATTCTTCCGTAGTAAGCTTGGATAAACTGAACGTGCGGTCGTAAAAGGTCTCTGCATCGCAAACGATAAGGTTTGTCATCACATCCAAGCCTTGATGCTGAGCGGGCACACATTCACACCGACATTCAGCACAGTGCCGTTACTATACCTGCAAAACCGCTGACCGTAGTCGCCAACCCACTGCGCTACGAGGTAATACTCACGCTGCTGTGCAGCGGTTGGCACAGTCTGTACGAGAAGGGTCAGACCAAGCCCGATAAGGGTTACGGCAATAGCAATCCTGTTCATCAGCTAATCCTCCAAACTCGAACTTCGCTCTCCAAGCACCGGACGGTGAACTTTCGTCCGAAACGCTTTTGGTAGTGGTAAACTGAATTTCGCAGCCTGTTTATACCCGCCCAAACCGTAGGTTTAGTTGCATATTCAGGTGGGATAGGTATAGCAAAGCTATCTCCCACCTCCAGCGCTGCAAGCTGCTCGGCACCTACAGGGGTTAACCGCCGTCTAGGCGGGATGGGTATCCCCTTGTCTATCTGTATGGGGGTGTCAGTCATGACGTGGTTTCCCCTTTGATGTGGTCGCGGACGACAACGCCAAGTGGCGTGAGCCGGAACTCGAAAACTGCACCATATGGGTTCCGCTCTAACAGGCCCAACTTATACAGATGCGTTTTGACCCAAGAGGTGTTTGGAGGAAAACACGGGCCATACCGAACGTTTTCCTCAAACAAAGGAAGCGCTTGACGCTGTGCCTTGGTCAACTTGGCGGCGATTTCTGGAATATCAGTCATAGTTTCTCCTTTCATGAAAACACCCGCTCGTTAGCTTGCCGGATCATGCGGCGGACAGCCTTGGCGGCGATAGCCTCGGCAATGAGGGCGGGATTGTGCAGGCACACCATGAGGTAGCCATGCACGTTGCCGGTGCGCGTCACGCGCAGGCCGTCATCGGAAAGTTCAATCGGTTGCATTGTCAGTCTCCTTCCTGCGGCCCAGCAGGCTGGCGGTGCTCACCTTGCTCGATCAAATCGGCAGCGAAGCGCACATAGCCCGGCCCGACGGCATGATACTGCTCGACCTCGGTGGCATATCGCTCAAGCAGGGTGCGGATGTCGGCCTCGACAATCCTTGCTATCGTCGCGACGATATGCGGCTCGCTGTCGCTTGAAAAATCGACGCCAGTCGCGTCGATCAGCGACTGCGCATAGTCCAAATCTGCCTGGCTAGGGCCGCCCGGTTTGATGTAATCCCAGCGCGACGTCATGGCAGCAGCTCCATTATTGCTCTTTGCCCACAATGGCTGCGTGGGTAACTGCGGCAACCTCGGCGAAACATTCGTCGCTGACGTCGTGCCGACGCAGTATCTCGAACACATCGGAGCGCAGCTTTTTCAGGATGACTCCACTTTCAGCTTCGACAGCAGAAACACTGGAGCGGCGGTGGGCGGCAAAGGCCTCTATCGCGTATGTCCATCCGCTCGCGCACAGTGCCTGTGCCGCATCACGATCTGCTTGCGTCACGTATTCACTCACGGCATCACCTCCATCATTCACGCGCAGGCCGTCGTCGGGCAGTTCGATTGGTTGCATAGTCAGTCTCCTCAAATCTCAAATCTGGCGCGCATATTTTCGATAGTGCGCTTGGTGAGATTGTGGATGCTTTGCCACGGACCTTTGACGATGATTTCTTGCACATCTACTCCGTGCTCTTTGGCAAGGTCGATGTAGGGTTCAACTTCCCAACGACGCGTGAACGTGTTGCACACCGCAACCGATTGACCATTTGCCAGAGCTTTGCGCGCTGTTTCGAAACAGGCTCTGTGACATTCGGGAAGTCTGGAGGCGTCGAAACGATAATTCCCGTTATTGTCCACCATCCAATCGTCGGCGGAAATGCTGAGGTGCACCACACCGGCTCGAACAAGAGCCCCTCCAAGTGTCGATTTTCCGGAACCCGGAATTCCGCGAATGATAATAAGCATTGTCAGTCTCCTTCCTGCGCCCACAGCCCTTGATGCGGGCTATAGACCTTGTGCCAGTAGCGCCAGTAAAGCGCCGCCAGCCGGTTCCACTTCTCGGGCTTCCAACGCGCCCGATCCTTCTTGCGCTGGTATTTGCGCAGGCGGTGGTGATTATTGCTCATTGTTGTTCTTCATTGATTTCAAGAACCTTGCGAGCCGCCTTTGGGATCGCTGCCTTGATTTCGCCCGCATCATAATCGGGCAAAGTGGGATCAAAGCCGCACTCACGAGCAAGCCACTCTCCCTCTGCCATGCGCATATGCGTCCAGCGTCCGTAGCTTTGGTAGCCTGTGCCATAGGCGCGCCAGAGGTTTTCCTCCCGCTCTTTAACTAGCGCCTCACGAAGCCGGGCATTTTCGGCTTCAAGCTTGGCAGTAGCTTCCGCCTGCAACGACCGCGCGTCTACGGAAATCTCAGGATCGAGAGCCATCGAAATCTCCCAACCGATCAGCCGCTGCAATGCGGCCTTCGCGTTCGGAAAATCGTCGGCAGTGCCAAGGTGATTGCAGACCAAGGCTTCGTCGATTGCCGTCTTCCATTGCTCAAGCTCCGCGATGCGTTTGCCATCAGCCTCGATTTGTTCACGAGCGCTTTCAATTAAATCATAAGGCTCGTCGTATCCCCACGGCTCATATAGCGCGCGAAGCAATTCTTCTCGTGTCATGACAGCACCTCCATCATTTCAGCCCACACGCCCCCGTCGGGGACAAGCGAAAGCAGGCCGAGCAGCATGAACCCGCCGAGCAGCACCAGCGCGCCACCGAGGATTTCGAGATAGGGATTGGTCATCTGTGTCTCCTGTAAATGGCGCTCGTAAGCATTGTTGCTTTCCAAAATTATGGCTCGCTCGAATGGTATGTTTCAGTCTCAAGAATTGGCTCGCTCGTCCATCAAGTTTCCGTCATGCGGTATGGCTCGCTCGCTTGTCTTGTTTCGGTCGCTTTCTTTGGCTCGCTCTCCTTTCGTGTTTCGGTCGGTGTGAATGGCTCGCTCTGATCGTCTGTTACTTTCAGCCTACATAGCTCGCTCAAACCGCGTGTTTCATTCCGAAATCATGGCTCGCTCACTTGCCTTGTTTCAGTCAATCCTCTTGGCTCGCTCAGATATTCTGTTTCTTTCCGGCCTCATGGCTCGCTCACATGGCTTGTTACTTTCTAATCCTTTGGCTCGCTCTGTGGGCCTGTTCCAATCAGCTTCCATGGCTTGCCCGGCGGAACCGAGATGATGTGCGCGTGGCCGAGATGCTCCACCGCAAACGGTTTGGGCGGCGGGCAGCCGTAGTGGTCTCGATACATCACCTCATGCAGGTGCGAGAGGAAAATCTTGACCGCGTAGCGCTTTGCGCGCGCATGGATGTGGGCGGGCGGCAGTTTTCCAGCGCTATAACAGGCGTAGGCGTCTGTCCCCTTGCCAATCTTGAACTTGTCCAGTTTCGCCTTCGCCTGCTCGGCATAGGCCCCCGCGTCATTCTGCCGCGTCTCGTAGTCCTTGCGCTGCTTGTAAAGCTGGCCGTAGAAGGCATCGGGGTTGCCCGAGACCTTGACGAAACTCTCCCCCAGCTTCCAGCACAGCGTTTTCAACTGCGCATTCCACGGGCGCTTCTGCCCCTTCTCCCACGACTTAGCGGGATCGAGGCCAGCGAACGACCAGAACGCACCTGCGACGGGTGCCTTAGTGATGTCGAGATGGGCGAGAAACCCGGCGGCAATCACAGGGCCGATCCCGTGCTGCGCGCGCATCCACTGGCCGACCGGCGTGGAAAGCGAATAGGCATCGAGCGCGCCCCTGATCTGGTTCTCCAGCACCCGGTTCATGTCTCCCAGCCACGCCAGCACTTCATGCGGTTCGCCGCCCTTGGCCATCTCTCGCACTTGCCCGTCAGCGCGGATGCGGTTCTCCTGCATCTGATAGTAGGCATTTACCAGAAAGCGGGCCTCGTCCTTGCCGAGGGTTTTGCTCGCGGCCCGCTCGTCCTTGGACATCTTGCGGATCGCTTCGGTTACTGCTTCGATCATCGGTTTTCTCCTCTCAATTCATTCAGCCGAACAGGCTATCGAGCAGCCACCACGCCAGCACACCCATGATGAAGCCGGAGATGGCTGCGGCGATAAGGGCGGTCGCGGGTGCACTGTCAGTCATGCCTTTTCTCCCAGCATTGCGTCGATCTTGTCCCGCACGACCATGAGCAGCCCGATGTCAATGCCACGCGGGCCTGCGTCTTGAAGCTGTCCGGCGGCGCGCCAGAGCGCGATTGCCTCAAGCGATGCTTGACGGGTGTCAGTGGGCTGCGCGAGAAGTGCGGCAAGGGTGCGGGTTTTGTGCATGGCTTCAATCCTCAACCGACTCGCCGTTTTCATCGACAAAGGTGCATCCTTTGATATCAAAGCGGCACTCGCGCAGGGCCTCGTATTCCAGGTCTTCGCGGAAACTGGACAGGTCGCAGCCGAGCACGTCGTCGATGAGGCGGCTGGCTTCATGTTGAGCCATGAGAAGGTCAAGCAGGTCGACAGTGCGCTCGGTGCGGGCATGGGCGAGATCACAAACGCGCACTTCATCCAGCCAGTCCATCAACTTTTGCAGCTTGCCAGTCCGTTCAATAGCCCGCTCGATGTTGGCGGCGCGCCGTTGCTTGTCGAAGTCGTTCATTGGTTTGCTCCTTTCAAGCTCCTAACTAGGTTACGCACTGCGTCCCAGTTTTGCTCGTTCACGACAATAGCTACGCCTCCGCTGCGGCGGATGTTCTCCAGCTCACGGATTTGTAGCGCTGTGGGTTTGTTGTTTCCCGCTTTGCACTCGATGGCTAGGAATACCCCATTAACGCAAACAATGATGTCCGGAATGCCACTACGACCGTAGCCATGGGTAGCAGGGAAGAAATAGTATACACCCTCATCCTTGAGGATGCTCACCACCTTGCCCTTGACGCGTTTCTCAGGTGTAGCTGCCACCAGTTTGCTCCTTGGTTGATGGTTGAGTATACACTCCGCTTATACAGTGTCAAGAGGTTTTTCGCCAAAAACAATAAAGACGTTGTCGTCTGCTCGATACCCTACGTAGGGTATGAGCGTATCGTTCTCCACCAGCTTGAGCATACCGATAGCCTGCTTATAGCGACTTGAAAGCTCGTCGATATAAAGTCCATTGTCGTAGTTCTTGGCGTCTTTACGGAATGTGTAAATCTTACCGTCTCGCTCGGCGAAAAGTGTAATTTCATCGTTGTCGATAAACCCCCGCAGCTTAGACGCTATATCTTTGTTTCTACTCGCCTCGATTAAGTCATCGACCTTGCTTGCCAGTGATGGGTATTGGGCCTTGAACATGTCAGAGTTGCTAACCAGAAAGCTCATAGCCTGATGGTAAACGCTGTAACTAGTATTAGTGTATTTGCGCTCATAACCATACAGTTTATTTCTCAGGTTTTGGTAAGCATCATCGCTGACTTTCTGGATAAATTCACCCGTCGTCACACGATACATATTACCCAAAATCAGGTTGACAGCCTTATTTGTGTCACTTGTAATGGCGGTACTGTGACGCCTTAGTTTTGCTTTCAGGCGGTCGCAGTAGATTTCGTAGGTGTAGACTTTACTGCCTCTTCTGTACCGCCAATCTTTACCTACACGCCCTAGCGCTTCGTCGCCGTCCATGATAGTAAATGGGCTGTGCACATACCCTGTGCCGTTGCTGTCGATGTTAGGAGAATGGCTGAACACAAAGGTCCATGTTGGGCGCTTCTTGCTCAGCTTGGTCAGCAGTGGGTGAAGAAACGGGTCTACTTTGGGGTTGATGTTGGGTGCATCTCCTTGTCGGTCTTCATCACACTCACGGAATGCGTTGTGAACGTCCATAGGGATTAGAACTTTGCGCATCTGTTTGCTCCTCTTTACCAATCGAACTGGGACAACGCGGCATCGACCTGCGCCTTGAGGTCCATGCGTGTGCCGACATCCTTGCGCACGTCGTCAATATCGACGTTAGCAATCATTCGCTCAAGCGAGCGGCGCGCCGCTTCGAGCTTCGGGTCCTTGGTGACATTGAAGTGCGTGAGCAACTCGCACAGCTCTTCGACGTTGGTCAGGAAAGTGCTGTGAAACAGCTTGGGTTTGGCACCATCCCCTTCCGGCTCGGTCAGCTTCTCGGACATCTTGGTCAGCATATCGTGGACCTTGTCCCATGCCGACTGCATTGCGTCCTTGACCCTATTTTCGTAGGCAACTTCATATTGCGCACGCAGCTCTTGAAGCTCCGCATCACCTGCTTGGATACGGAAGTCACCGGCCTCGGGTACAGGGGAAAACACCAGATTGAAGCCGAACTTGTTGCGCACCTCGTCTACACTCGGGTAGTCCGAGGGGTCGAACAGGTCTCCCAAATGGAGCGGAGCGTCGCGCAGCAGCTGCGGATAAGCGTCGCAGAACGCATCGACCTTGGACATGAACATAGCTTCACGCGCGTTAACTTCATGCTTGTAGTCTAGGAACATCGAAGTGGGCAGCAGGCGCGGGCCACGGTCAGACCACGGCATGGTTCGACTGTTATGCCACGTGCGGCACAGGGCGGCGTAGTCGGCAATCTCCTTGCGCAAGGTTGTGCCTGCGGTGAGGTTCTTCTTGAACTGCCCGGCATCTGCGGACGCCTTGGCGTCGCTGGTAACCTTATCGGTTACAACTCGGTCTACGCGCTGGCCTGTCCATACGCTGATATTCAGCTCGACCAGAAGTGCGGAATTGGAAATGCTCATTGGTTTGCTCCTTTCTTGGCTTGCTTAGTCTACGTGAATAGTTTTCCCAACAGGCGCGGTAGTGCTGTTATTGTCGTGGATAGCCCATAGGACTGGCACGTCCCACTCACCCCAATCACCGCCTAGGTAACCGTCGGTGAACACCACCACGCACTCGGGTTTGATGGCGTGTTTGTTGAGGTAGTTCGACAGGCAGCTCACGTTAGTCCCCCCACCACCCTTGGGTTTGGTGCTGTTTACGAGCGTAGCAAGTGTGCCGCTGTTATAGACCTCATGGCCTGCCACCTCTGCATCCCAGTAGATGAGGTCAACTTTATCCGGGTTAACAGTTTCGGCGATTGCCACGACCTCGGAAAGGAACCGGGTAAGCTCCGGTCCACCAATGGACCCTGACGTATCCACACCAATCACCATGCGGTCTACGCGCTCAGACACGAGGCTGGGCATGATGATGTCATGCGACAGAAACCGCCGGTTGGGCTTGCGCCACGAGGAGAAGTCGCGTCCTGCACAAGTGGCAGACACAAACTCCCGCAGCTCTTGACGCCAGTCAACCTTCGGGTTGAGCAGCTCATCGAGGTCTCGATGCGCGCTACCGGCCCCCTTGCCGTGCATCTTGGCGGCAGCAATCTTACCTTGTCGGAGAGCTTGGTCTACCTCCTTGGCCAGCTCATCGACTTCTTCTTTCGAGAGGCTCTTGGCACCTTCCCAATCGTGCTCGTCGAAGCCGCCGACTCCGTATGCGCGTCCTTCCTCGTTGCCCCCGTCTCCACGTCCTATCCCGCCGCGCATACGGCTCTCTTGCTTGAGAATGTCGAAGATTTGCTTGATGTTCATATTGGCAAAGCGGCGGTCGTAGAGGCCAATCTCCTTTCCACCCTCCTTGGGCATGGTTACCATGTCACCAATCGGGTCGCGGTTGATGATGGTGAGATTAACCCAGTAATCCATCGCCTGATTGGCGAGCTGTGGGTCTTCCTTGTGAAGCTTCTCCCACGTATGCAGGTGCCTGCCAGCCTTGTGTAAGGCTTCGTGGACTATGACAAAGGCAAGGCTCTTGTCGTCCAACTTCTCGATGAACTTCCTGCCGTACAGCTCGTCTCGCCCATCAGTGCAGGCTGTGGGTATGTCGTCCACCACTTCTTTCCTACCAAGCATCATGATGCCTGACAGGTCGGCGAACAGTGGGTCACGCATAAGGCCAATAACAATCTTCTTCAGCCTACGTTCGGGACTAATCTTGGGCATTAGTTTGCTCCTTTCTTACAGCATATCCGCGTTCTGCTCGATCCATTCCCCGAATGCGCGGCTGGCGAAAGCGACTTGTTGCTTAGCCGGGTTCTTGGCCATGTTGATAAAGAACGCCGCCTGCCACTCGGGCTCCATGCGTGTGAGATACTCCACAAACGGCGTGATTGTCGTGATGTCCACACGCGCAATGGCACCGAACACGAGCACTGAGCAGGCTCCTGGCGACTGCGGAAGGCGAGCTTCCTTCGGCTTGGTGGTGATGGTCTCCCACGCAGGGAGCTGGTCCTGATACTGGATGAAGGCGTGAAGGTCACGCGCACCGGCCTCGCCGATGGTGCCGATGATGGCTGCAAGCAGAGCGTTGGACGTGAGGTGCTCACGGTGCTTGAGGATGTTGCTGGCCAGCTGGAGCGAGCGAGGCGATACGAAGGCGCCCTGCATCTTCTTGGGGTTGAAGATGTAAGGGTTGTTGTCTTGACTGCCGTCTTGGTCACCGTCCAGATAGGATTCCAGCGCGTGCGGGAACTGGTTGACCCACGCCATGACGACAGGGTCAATATCGTTACTGACAGCCCACTTGAGCCACTCTTCGGCAGTCGGCTTGCGCACCGTTACGACCGTAACCCGGTTAAGAGTGTGGGCCTTGATGTTATCGCCCACACCATCGGTCGCCATGTTGCCAGTCAGGAACACGATGCTGCCGTCGGGCAGGGGGATGTCACCCAAGCGCGGGTTGCGCGCTTCGAGCAGCGGATGCAGCATATTCTGCACCGGCTGCGGTGCCTTGGTGAACTCATCCAGCATGATGACGACCGGCTTGCCAGTCTGCAACTGGAGAACTGCGTTAGGAAAATACTCGATTACGCGCTTCTCCCGATTGAGGCTCGGCATGGCGATGTCGCCAAGGTCCTTCTGCGCACAGTCGAAGTAGGCGTAGGCATAGGCGTTACCGAAGTGCTTCTCTAAGGCCCCCATGATGCTCGACTTGCCGATGCCGGGTTCCCCCCGCAGGAAGAACCGATTGTTCTGACAGGTGCGGATGAGGGTAGCTGCTTCTTCGAGAGAAACGGTAGTGCCGAAGGTAACTGCAGTCATGAGGTTTGCTCCTTGGTTGATAACGTAGTTATCGGTTGCTTGGGGCGCCTTGAGGTGCTCTTTGATTATTTACGTAGTATACGACTATTTGCCGCTTAAGTCAAATCGACCCATGCGTACCTGTTCTTGGCTTGGACGCCGGTCATGTCGACGCGCTCCAGCACCTCGTCGTGGTGGTGAATGATGAGAACGCGCTTGATTGATTCCTCTACTGACCTATCGTCGCCCGCCTTGAGCCACGCATATGCCTTGTAGTTATCCGCCGGGTCATCAGACAGCATGAGATTACACAGCGCCTCGGCGTCGTTATGGTCGAACTTGTCGTCGTGAAAGATGCGCCTAGGCATACCGGCATTGCCCCAATAGTATGCACCACCGTCGTCAGCGGAAGCGTCGAAAATACTCGCTATTTCTTTAGGCCAAAATAGCTCTCCATTGCGTAGGGCGTCTACTGCCTTGGCGTAGTTAATGAACGTGGCGTAACGTTTCATCACCTTGTTCATCTCCTTGCGGCGAATATAGTAAACCGCGTTAGTGGGTGGGTTCATGAAGACCCAACTGCGGCTCTCGTAATACGCACTGCTTTGCAGGTGCTCGACACGACGAAAAATGTTCTCTGCCACGGGCTCTGGATTATTGACATACTCCCGCTTATCCCTGTCCCAAACCTTATGTTGGTAGCTGCGCAGGTAAAAAGTACCGTTTGATACCTCGACCCAAGCCTTACCATCAATGGTATCCGTGGGTATGCCGGTAATCTCGGTTATCATTTCGTTTTGGGATGCTTTGCGCCATCCTGCAGGGTCATAGATTACCAAGTCACCATTCTCACGGTAACGCAGAATGGGACCACAATACGTACTAATCACGATATCGCCGTTGTCCTCGCGCTTGATGGTGTTCCACCACTGGTTGCGTTTTCCTACAGGCTTGGTCTCGGGCGCGCGGCCCCTGATAGGCTTGACCTCTGCTTCATACTTGGCTGCATCCTCATAGGATGTCAGGCGCGGAAGGGCCCTAAGTGTGTTCCATGAAAGTGCCATTGGTTTGCTCCTTCTAATTGATTACGATTTCTCGGCGGCAACCCAAGCGATATTCCGAGTATTCGGAGTAATCAAATTCTATGTCGTTGTCGTCTTCGCCTATACGTATAAAGTCATAGGCAACATATTCACTTTTACCTTTGAAGGCGTGGTAAAAGTTAGTTATATCGTTCTGGACTTTTTGTGGGTGGTCGTAGTCATCATACCACTTCACGCTTGAGTAAAATACGTAAACATAATCGTCTCCGTAATCAATCCAGGCAGCCCATTCACCTTCTGCTTCCCTCTTCGGGAAGTTCTCATCAAACCAGAGTTTGATAGCCGGAAAAGGAACTTCCTGCTGATTGGTAGTGTAGAACATCAACCCTACGTCACTACGGTAGCCCATTGGTTTGCTCCTCTTACAAAAGTCCTGTGAACCTGACACGCTCGGCCAAGGCGATAGCCAGCTCCTTATAGTCCACGTTGGCACCACGCACGGCTTCCTCGTAGAGCTCTTTGCCGGTCATGGTGCGATAGTCGTTGCGGTTCTTAACCCAGTTAGCCATCTGCTCGCTCCTTCTCCCTGCGCTCCGCCTCCATCCGTAGCTGCAAGCGGAACTTGTCGATGCTCAGCCCCCAGACGCCACTCTCGACACCGTAGGCGGTGACGGCTTTCTGTGTTTCACGCTCAAGCACACGCATCCGCGCATACAGGCGGTCGTACTCCCGCAACAGGGCAGTTGCGGCCTGCTTCTTGGTTTGTTTCTTGGTCATGTGTCTCGCTCCTAGTCGAACGCTGAAAGAGAGAAGCCAAACCCCGCTTTCCAGATGGTAACGTTGAAGAGCATATGCGCTCCCAGAGGGGACTTCAGCACGCCTACCGAAAGGATAATGAGCCCGAACAAGATGGATATTCTCAGACGCATTGGCTGACCTCCGCGTAGTCGTCCCATAACTCGGTTAGCGACCGCCAGTCAGCGAGAGCCTCCAGCTCGTCTGCGAAATGCGCAGCGTCGTCACCTTGAAAGTAGACTAACCTGCCTTGGGGCACGTTCTCGAACACGTAGCTAACGCCGTTACCGTAACTGGTAATACGAAAAACCTGCCCGTCGTAAATGACATGCTTCTTCATTGGTCTGCTCCTTCTCTGATTATTTACGTAGTATACGGCTATTTGCCGCTTAGGTCAAATCAGGCTCTGCTTCGCTAACCTTGTTATGCAATCCCTCCAGCAGGGCGAGATAGTAATATCTCTCAATGGTGTCCTGTGTAATGCGACCTTCTTGGTAGTACCGAACCAGCGTTTCTGGCCATTTTTCTCGGTAAAATTTATTGTTCTCTTCAAGCATATCATCATCGTCAAGTATGGTCGCAAGGTATTCATGGACTTTGTGCATCTCATCTATTAACTTTTCCCAGCCCAGAACATAAACGACTTTGCTAAGCAGCTCGATTTTATCTTCTATTGACATAGTCATTGGCCTTCTCCTCGGCTTCGACAAAGCTTGTCGCGATTGACCCCCAATTGTTCGCATCAGGGTAATAGCCGAGTATCTCGAACCATACCCCATCGACCAGCCAATCCTTCATGGCTTTGGCTATAGGCCACTCATCGTTCCAGACCGTTACACTTCCGGTAGTGCAGCGCCTGTTGAATACCCTAACCAGCATTACACCCATTTACTTACATCCTCTTTCTGTTCGCCGTCAGGCACTGCATGATAGTAGGATGCTCGCGCCACAAGGCAGCGAGAAACTTCTCCGAAGCCTCGGCCATACGTCGCCCGTAGACTGGACTACGAAAGTGGTTAACCGGGAAATCAGGTTCGTTGTGGTTCATCGTCCTTCCCCATCTTCTTGTTGCGCTCAATCACCTTGAGACCCCACATGTACGCACCTAGGGCATCTGTACGCATGTGCTTGTATGAGCTGTCTTCACGAGGTGCCCAGAAGCGGCGACGCTGTGGTGGAAATGGGGCGACGCCCACCCATACAGGGTGAGAAAACTCTACTACCCAATGGTCACTACCTACCTCCGTCACGCTAACCACGGTTATCTCTTCGGGTTCAAGCTCAGGCATCGCTCTCTCCATCGTGGTAAATCTGCAGCAGGTGGATAGTCTGCCACTTCTCCTCTTCTATGCCAGCGTCCTCACCCAACGCCATACGAGCTGCGTCTGCAGCGAGATAGGCATAGCGCGGGTAGGTTATTGAGTGGGCAGCGTACCCAACAGCGCTTTCGACGAACACGGACTGTGTGTCTTCAAGTTCGGGGTGAGATATATGCCTTATAAGGCGCTCAGCTGCTTCGGCGTTATCCGGGTTAGGGTCGGCTAGCCACCGCTTGACTGCCGCCAAGGCTTTTGCAGGGTGGACCCAGTTAACTCTCTTGGCCTCCTCTTGGGTGGGACCAAACAGCCATATTCTGGCTTCTGTCAAAACCCCCACATGAGGCACGTTTGCCAAGCAGGCATCGTACACAGGCAGCACCCTCTCAACGCAGTCACAGGCCCACTGAACCCACTTGTGGTGGGTCATGGCAGGGGTCCCCCAGAATGCTTCGGCTACGGTGCTCAGTGGGAAAACAGGACCGTCCACCATCAGCTTGCTCCTCTTGCTTGCGCCTAGCGCTGGCGCTTCCAGACCTTGAACGAGCCCATATCCTCGGTGCGGCCCATGTGCTCCTCGCGCCACTGCTTCTGGCCCTCCATATAGCCAGACATATACCTCGCGTTGAACAGCATATCACTGCGAGGGTAGCGGCGCACCTTGGGGTGAAGGTAGCTATGCGCGTAACCGAGGCCGTAGTCGGTGAAGATGTAGAGCTCCCCGCTATCCGGGTTACGGAATAGCGGGATACGGCGCCAATAGGCACTCTCCACGTCCCCTTCCTCCGCAGGCTGAATGCGTTTCCGGGTTAAGAGCTTCGAGATTTCCTTGGTGGGCAGGTTGTGGACACGCATGATGGCTTGCTCCTCATTCCACGAAAAGGGTGAAGGTGGGGATGTCCCGGAAAATGAGCCGCCCCCGGTTGTAGGCAGACTGCACGTCGTAGTGGGTGGCCGGACGAATACGCCGGTTAGCGAGCATGGAAGCAGTCTGCTTGGAAGTGAGCTCGACGATGTTCACGATATACATCGGTTTGTTCCTTAACTGGGTTAGCGATTGGCGAGCGAGGCCCGCATGGGTGAGCAAAAAAGTTGCTCTCCCATTTTGCAAGTATAGCAAAAACAAGGACTTAGGTCAAATGGAGGTCTGGTGTTCGATTTTGTGCAACTCAGATAAATCAAAGGCTTAGGCTAATTGGGGCCGGAGGTAGGCAGTGGCTGTGTGGTAACTGCTTGTTTTTGTAGGGGAAAGTTGTTCGATTTTGTGCAACCAAGTAAGTGTTTGATTATGCAGGCGAAAGTGGGGAATATCACAACGTCAGAAAGAATATCAGAAAAGAAACGCTTATTTTTCAATAACTTATATATATATTATGATAATATGATATTATGATGGGGTGAAAATATAGGGACCTCATGTGCGCCCCCTTAGGAATGCCTAAGATATCTGATGCAGATTAAACACGTGCGTAAGGTGGGGGGTCATTATAAAAACCGCATAATTTTATCATTTTCGTAAAAATGTAGCTTTTTCAGCTACTTGCGTATCAACTTATTCGTCATTTTTGGGGCCGATTTATCATTTTTGCCTCTTGGTTCTACTGCATAGCTGCGTGCTCACCAGTGTGCCTATTAGCTTATGCCAATATATATATACTGTGTTACGGTCGGTTATTGTAATTCTTAGGCGTATAGAAATGGCGCTGTGTGGTTAGCTTTTCCGAGTTACGGTTTGTTCATACAATATTAGTTTTTGAAGCCCTACTGTGGAGCCGTAAGGGCTACACAACACGCCGCTATATCGATATAAGCGTACCTCATAAGTTTGTTAGGGTATTGTAACTCGGTTAGCGTATTACCACGCCATACCACAGAGGTTGTGATTGGTCGCGCCAATGTCGAATTTGGGCTTGACACCCCGTTCCTAGTAACTTATGTTTTGCGTGGATTGAGTAAGCGCTCATCCAACCAGTCAACTATCATGAGGTTTAGCGAGATGTCCACCAAACAGTCTGTTTCTGTAACCACCGTGATTCCACTCAAACATTATGTAACCCTGTCCAAAAAGGCTAAGGAGGATTGCCGTAGTGTGTCCTCTTTGGTTCGCCTGGCAATTATGAGGTATCTGGAAGGGTTCGCTAACTCAGTTAAGCCTGAGCCAGCGCCCGCACCTGCGGAGGAGTATGACTACAAAGCGGACCAAGCCAAGCTTAGGGCTACACTCGCTGCTTGGTACGACCCCGAAGAGTTGGTGAGCAACGTAGACGAAGATGACGAAGAATACTGGCCGGGTGAGGACAAGTAACCTAGGCGCTCATCCAACCAGTCAACTATCATGGCTAGTAGGTAACTAAGGAAGCCGGGGCTAACCTAGGCACACGAGGCGGCAAGCAATCGGTGCCTAGGCGCTCATCCAACCAGTCAGGCTACTTTTTACTATCACGTGGCTTTACTGATACTATCACGTGGTTTCTATGCTTACTATCATCCAATAAAGACAAGCTTCGCTTGGCGTTAGTTTGTTTTAGGTGTGTTGCTTCGCAACACACGGCGCGGCTGCGCCGCGCCCTGCCTCGCCGCCGCGCCCTGCCTCGCCGCCGCGCCCTGCCCCAGACGCAGACACGAAAAAACCCCGTCCAGCGCAAAGCCGGACGGGGTAAAGTGGAAGCCGCTTAAAAGCGATGCTGGCGGGGCAAGCGGTGCTCGACCTGACGCAAGATGCGCGAGACTTTCCGCTCCGCTTCAACATAGAAATGCACATCAAGCGGGCAATTGTCACGGCACGCGTCGCGCGCCAAAGTGTCTAAAAATTGCACAATGTTGCATTCCAATTCCGCCACTATTTCTTGCGCACTTACGAGACCGTCTTTCCAGCCATTCAATTTTTTGTCCATATCATATCCCTTGAAAAGCGGGCGGGACCGCAGCCCCGCCCTAGGTTGACAATCAATCGGCGAACCGCGCCAGATACGCCTGCGCCTTGGCAATCAGCGTTTGCAGCTTGGCGTCGAATTCCGCACTGGGCGCGAAATCCGCCTCGTCGCTGGTGAGCATGACATCTAGGCTGGACGTGAGGAAATCGAGCGACTCCAGCGCCTCGCGCCCCGTATCTTCCACCTTGCTATCCGTATTGCGCGGCTTGGCAGGAGGCATGAACCCAGCGGCGACCGCGTAGGGCCGCAGAATGTTGGCGAGACTGGACGCCGACGGCACCTTACCAAACGTTGGGTGATTGCCGCCGACGCACTCAACCGGCATCCCCGCCAGCTTTTCCAGCACTTCAGATTCACTTTCCGGGACTGCCATACGCAGTGCCTTGAGAGCCTCTTTGTGCCGCTTGATAGCGCCGCGACCGAAGGGGGTAGTTTTCCCCTCACTGTCCACGAAGTCGAAGGCGACTTCAGCCGGGACGATAGCAGCCCTAACCTTGCGCCGCTTGCCGCCGCGCTCAACCGTGACTGTTTCGAATTCGACTTCAGCGCCAGCCTTGCAGGCCGCCGCAATGGTGAAACCGCGTTGCAGCGCCACCTTGTCGCGGGCTTCCATATCGCCGCCGTCAGGGTTATACAACTCGCCGACCGCGCGCCACTTGGCCGACTTGGCCTTGCCATCGACTTCACCGTCAGGCTTCAAGATCGGCTTATAAAGCTCCCCGAGCTTGCACAGCCCGTAAACCTCTTTGCCGCCCTCGCCCTTATACGACCAGCGTAGCACCGTATCCCAAGATTGCAGGATACCTTCAGCAATCTGGACAATACCGCCCTCAGCGATATCAGAGCCGCGCCGATATTCTTGCAGCCCAATCGTGATAAGCGAGGCGTTTGAGTTAAGATGTTGCATGATACTTTCCTCTAGTTGCACTAGTCGAAGGGAACTATTCCCTAACGACAGATTGACTATAGCACTAACCCCCGCTTAGACCAAATCGGCCTAGGGAATTAATAGACTAGGGCTTAACCTAGTTAGGGATGTAGTGCAGCAGTAGCTGGACTGGAAAAATGGCGCGCTTTTCGCTCCGTGGAGCGAAAAAGGTTTAGTAGGTTGGAATTATGTTGGAACGTAGTTACAAAAATAGAGGGGGGGAGGGTTGGAGACTTAGTGATTTCTCGACCGTACCGGGAGGGTACCCCCCTAGGATATGTTGGGACTCTCGGCTCACTCTATACTTACTATTTTACACATTACACCACCACCCCCCAAACACACCCCCCACCCCCGTCAATTTACCCCACTCACCACCACTCACCAACACACCCCCACCCCCGTCAATTTACACCACCACCCCCCAACCACACCCCCCACCCCCGTCATAAAAACACCTGCTCGACCCCCTACCCCCTAATATATAGAAGCCGCCCCTTGGGACTCCTTGACCACCCTGCTGTTCCACGGTATATCTATTTGTGGGAAAACTCCCGTACTGCTAGCGTTTGGGGGACGACACGGACCCAGCCTTTTCGTCGTCCCCCTTTACTCCACCTCTGCACACTGATACTTAGGCATCCTGCTTCCCACAAACCGGATGCTGCGCACATGCCAACCGTAAGAATTGAGCCCACCGACGAGCACCCCGTTCCCTACGATACGTCGGATGAGGAGCTGGACACTTTTGAGGACCGGTTGGCGTCTATTGCCAATACAGCAGAACTGCTCGAACAACTTGGTGCGCCAATAGAGGTGACCAAAGGAACCCTTTCGGAAGAAGCAAAGCTGCTTGATAAGGCTATAGAGCAGCAGACGATTACTCCTCTCAAGTCGTCTCTCCCTGCAGCACTTGGTGCAGCGGCCTTCCTGAAGGCGTATGGGCAGTCGATGGCACTGGATATTGAGCAGGTGCGTACTGCGCTAACCAACAAGCTGCTGGAGATCGCGGATTGCGGCGATACCAAGTACGAACTGAAGGCCATCGAGCTGCTGGGCAAGCACTCGGATATTGGCCTGTTCACCGAGCGCAGTGAGATCACGGTCAGGCATACCAGTCCGGAGAGCCTCGAAGAGGCTATCAAGGAGCGCGTCAAACGCCTGCTTAATGCTGACGTGGTAGACATCAAGCCTCTCAATATGGACCTCGAAGAGGAGCTGCGTCTCGTTGAGGATGGTGAGTTCGAAGACATGGAAGAAGAGGAGGAAGATGATGAAGCTGGTTGACCTCAAGGATGGCCGCGCTGAGGAGTGGGCTAGCGCGGCTAATTACCTACGCAACCTTGCGGACCGCTTCGAAAAAGGGGGGATAAGTGAGGCGGTAATCGTGTTCAACGACCGCGAGAATAGCTGTTTCGAATCCTTCGGACATTTTGACGACCGCTGGCGGCTGCTTGGGGCGCTTGAGTACGCCAAGAGCGCGTTGCACCGCAACTGATATGTCCAAAGACATCTCCCTCAAGGACATCCCGAAGGTATTGCACAAGCTCCCTGTGCACGAGCAGGAGCGCCTGCTGGCGGAGTTGGACAAGCTGGTCGAGCTCAAGAAGCGCAAGGCTGCACAGGATAGGTTCCTACCCTTCGTCAAGGAGGTCTGGCCTTCGTTCATTGCTGGTCGGCATCATGCGAGGATGGCAGATGCGTTCGAGCGCGTTGCTAGGGGCGAGTGTAAGAGACTTATACTTAACCTCCCGCCGAGGCACACAAAGTCTGAATTTGCTTCTTACTTGCTTCCCGCGTGGTTTTTGGGGAAGTTTCCAAGCAAAAAAGTAATTCAATGCTCCCACACAGCTGAACTAGCTGTGGGTTTTGGTCGTAAAGTGCGTAACCTCGTCGATACAGAAGTATACAAACAGATTTTTCCTGATTTGGAGCTCGCTTCGGACAGTAAAGCAGCAGGGCGTTGGAATACAAGCAAGGGCGGTGACTACTTCGCTATCGGTGTAGGCGGTGCTGTTACTGGTAAAGGCGCTGATATTTTAATAATCGACGACCCCCATAGCGAGCAAGAGGCCGCTATTGCTGAATCGAACCCCGAAATTTACGATAAAGCTTACGAATGGTATACTTCTGGGCCGCGCCAGCGCCTTCAGCCAGGCGGCGCGATCATCATCGTCATGACTCGGTGGTCGAAGCGAGACCTTTGTGGGCGTATTTTGCAGGACGCTGCCAACAATGACAGCTTGGATGAGTGGGAAGTCATCGAATTTCCCGCGATTTTGCCATCCGGGAACCCTTTGTGGCCTGAATTTTGGTCGCTTGAGGAGCTTCTCAAGGTAAAACGGGACGTCCCGAACTCGAAATGGATGGCGCAGTACCAACAAAACCCGATTTCCGAGTCTGCAGCCATTATAAAACGCGAATGGTGGCGTGAATGGCCCCACGACGACCCTCCCGAGTGCGAATTTCTGCTCATGGCGTGGGATACAGCCTTCGAAAAGACCCAACGAGCCGACTATTCAGCCTGCACGACGTGGGGTGTGTTCTATTATCCCGACGAAAGTGGTGTTACACAGGCCAATATTATTCTTCTCAACGCCTTCCGCGACCGTATGGAGTTTCCTGAACTCAAAAGGGTTGCCATTGAGGAGTATCGTGAGTGGAAGCCGGACTCGGTGATTATCGAAAAGAAGGCAAGTGGCTCACCGTTGCTCTACGAGCTGCGTTCGATGGGCATTCCTGTGCAGGGCTTTACTCCGACACGTGGAAATGACAAGATTAGCCGCTTAAACGCAGTCGCGGATATCTTTGCTTCCGGCAGAGTATGGGCTCCTGCTACTCGTTGGGCAGAAGAAGTGATTGATGAAGTGGCGGAGTTTCCCGCCGGATCGCATGATGACTATACCGACACCGTAAGCATGGCTTTGCATCGTTTTCGTCAGGGCGGTTATGTTACTACCGATCTGGATGAACCGGATGAGCCAGTTTACTTCAAGTCCAGTCGCGGTAGAGGGTATTATTAGAGGAAAATACGATGGGTGTTGACAAGTCAATCAACCAAGCCCCTCTTGGTCTGGATGCCACATTCCAATCCGGCGTTGTGCCGGGGGTAAACATTCCTGAGCCCGATCCTGAAGTGGAGGTCGAGATCGAGCTGGAGATTGGCGACGATGAGTCTCCTGAAGAAGAGGAGGCTAATGCCGAGTTCAACGAGAACCTTGCCGAGATTCTCGACGATAGCAAACTGGACCAGATCGCTTCTGACCTGCTTGAGGACTATGAGGAGGATGAGAGGAGCCGCAAGGACTGGATAACTGCCTTTGTTGACGGACTAGAGCTGCTCGGAATGAAGGTTGAGGACCGTAGCGAGCCTTGGGAAGGCGCATGTGGGGTGTATCATCCTCTGATGAGCGAGGCGCTTGTCAAGTTTCAGGCCGAGACCATGATGGAGACCTTTCCGGCTCAAGGTCCGGTGCGCACACAGGTTATTGGTAAGGAGACACCCGTAAAGCTTGAAGCCGCCAAGCGCGTGCAGGATGATATGAACTACCAGCTCACGGATGTGATGACCGAATATCGCGCCGAGCATGAGCGGATGCTGTGGGGGCTTGGTCTTTCGGGTAACGCATTCAAGAAGGTCTATTACGACCCTAACCTGCAGCGGCAAGTCAGCATGTTTGTCCCTGCGGAAGATGTTGTGGTGCCTTATGGCGCCAGCAATCTGGAGACAGCCGAGCGCGTGACGCACGTCATGCGCAAGACCCCCAACGAGGTCAAGAAACTTCAGGCCAGCGGGTTCTACCGCAATATCGAGCTGGGTGATCCTCAGGATACGCTTGATGATGTCGAGAAGGCCATTGCCGAGCGTATGGGGTTCAGGGCTTCGACCGACGACAGGTTCAAGCTGCTGGAGATGCACGCCAACCTTGTCATCGAGGAAGATACCTTTGCTGAGGAAGAAACGAAAAATGAGGTGGCCGTCCCTTACGTAGTCACCATCGAGAAAGGCACCAGACAGGTCTTGGCTATTCGGCGCAACTGGCAGCCTGAGGATGACAGGAAGGCCAAGCGCAGCCACTTCGTGCATTATGCTTACGTGCCGGGGTTCGGGTTCTATGCCTTCGGGCTCATCCACCTCATCGGTGCCTTCGCTAAATCGGGCACAAGCATCATTCGCCAGTTGGTGGACGCGGGCACGTTGAGCAACCTGCCCGGTGGGTTCAAGACCAAGGGCCTCAGGGTCAAGGGAGATGACACACCCATCGGTCCCGCAGAGTGGCGTGACGTGGATGTCGCCTCTGGCACGATGCGCGACAATATCATGCCGCTGCCGTACAAGGAGCCCAGCGCGACCCTCTATAACCTGCTGAACACCATCGTTGAGGAAGGGCGCAAGTTCGCGGGGGCTGCGGACCTCAAAGTTTCCGATATGTCAGCTCAGGCTCCGGTCGGCACAACGCTGGCCATTCTTGAGCGTACGTTGAAGATGATGTCTGCGGTGCAGGCGCGGATACACTACTCGATGCGGCAGGAATTCAAACTGCTGAAGGGCATTATACGCGACTACACCCCTGACGAGTATCCTTACGAGCCGGAGGAAGGCGGGCGGAAGGCCAAGAAGGGTGACTACGACATGGTCGAGGTCATCCCGGTCAGCGACCCTAACGCTGCGACTATGGCGCAGAAGATCGTCCAGTATCAGGCGGTCATACAGTTGGCGCAGAGTGCACCTCAGATTTACGACATGCCTTATCTTCATAGGCAGATGCTGGAGGTGTTGGGGATCAAGAACGCCGAGAAGCTCGTGCCACTGCCGGATGATGCTACACGCAAGCCACGCGACCCGGTGAGTGAGAACATGGACATGCTCAACGGCAAACCGGTCAAGGCGTTTATATACCAAGACCACGAGGCGCATATCGCTGTGCATATGGCAGCGATGCAGGACCCCAAGCTCATGCAGATGGTGGGGCAGAGCCCCAACGCCTCGGCTATTGCCGCTGCCGCTGCAGCACACATTCAGGAGCACTTGGCCTTCGCTTACCGCAAGCAGATCGAGGACATGGCTGGTGTGCCGCTACCGCCCCCCGGTGCCGAGATGGACGAGGATACCGAGATTGCTGTCTCCCGTCTCGCTGCAGCCGCTGCAGCGCAGCTCTTCCAGAAGAACCAAGCAGAGGCGCAGCAACAGCAGGCGCAACAGGCTGCCCAAGACCCGCTGGTGCAGATGCAGCAGAAGGAGCTTGAGCTCAAGGAGCGCGAGCTTATTCTCAAGGAGAAGCAGCTTGCTGTAACTGCCGCAGAAAAGGCCGACAAGGCAGACATCGAGCGCGAGCGCATCGCCTCTCAGAAGGAGATTGCCGGGCTGCAGGTTGGAGCCAAGCTCGCTACCGACAAGGCAAACCTGTCGTCCAAGGAGCAGATCGAGGGGCTGCGCATCGGCGTGCAGGTGGCAAAGGAGGCTGGTGCCCCTCAGCAACCCCAACAACCTAACAAACCACCTAAGGAGGGCAAATGAGCAGTGAGTTGCTGAAATATCTGTCTGATAAGGTCAATGAGGAGATTTCCCGCATGGGTAATGATCTCATGCTGGGAGGTGCCAAGGACCATGGTGATTACAAGTGGGTCTGCGGCATTATTCGTGGCTTGACGATGGCCAACACTATTATCGTCGAAACCGCACAACGTATGAAGGAGGAAGAAGATGCTGACTGAAGCAGAGGACAAGACTCTGCCTGATACTGAAGGGCAAAAGGCAAAGCAGCTACCTGACCCAAGCGGATACCGCATCCTGTGCGCAGTTCCGGAAATCGAGGAAAAGACTGCAGGTGGTATCTACAAAGCTGATATCACGATGCGGAACGAGGAGCTGACTACCCCAGTCCTTTTCGTAATCAAGCTTGGCCCTGATGCCTATAAGGACCCAAAGCGGTTCCCCAGTGGCCCTTGGTGCAAAGAAGGGGACTTCATCCTTACCCGCCCTATGGCAGGGAGCCGTGTTAGGATTCACGGTAAGGAGTTCCGTCTGATAAACGACGATGCAGTGGAAGCTGTTATCGAGGACCCTCGTGGAGTGAGCAGAGCGTAACGGGCGCTAACCCGTACAAAGGAGAAGAGTGATGGCTACGAAACCGGAAGACGACTTCGAATATGAAGTCGAGAAGGAAGAAGAAACCGAAGGCAAACCTGAGATCGAGATCATTGACGATACGCCTGAAGAGGACCGTGGGCGCGAACCCATGCCCAAGGAGATTGTCGAAGAGTTCGAGAAGGACGAGCTCGAAGACTACTCTGAGAAGGTTAAAATCCGTCTCAAGCAGGCTAAGAAGCTCTGGCATGACGAGCGCCGCGAGAAAGAACGCGAAGCCCGTGAGAAAGCTGAGGCTCTGGCTACTGCGCAGCGACTGCTGGAGGAGAACCGGAGACTTAAGGCCACACTTAGCTCAGGTGAGATGAGCCTGCTTGATAGCTACAAGCAGTCTGCCAGTTACGAGGTTGAGGCTGCCAAACGGGCTTACCGTGAAGCATACGAACTTGGCGATACGGATAAAATCGTAGAAGCCCAAGAAAAGCTCGCTCAAGCAACTTACAAGCTTAACCAGCTCAACTCTTATAAGCCTACTTTACAAGCTGAAGAGCGTGAGGTAGAAACTTACCAAGAGCCGGTTAAGGCTCCGCAACTCGACCCAAAGACCGTTGCGTGGCAAGAGCGCAATACGTGGTACGGGACGGACGCGGAGATGACGGCCTCTGCGCTTGGGCTTCATCAGAAGCTCATTCAGGAACGTGGCCCGCAGTTTGCGGGTACCGACGAATATTGGGCGACCATCGACAAGACGATGCGCCGTCGTTTCCCCGAATATTTCGGGGAAGAAGAAGTGGCAGAAACTAAGCCCGCTTCCCGTGAGTCCAAAGCTGCCACGGTTGTAGCCCCCGCTTCTCGCAGTCGGTCCTCCAAAAAGATCGTACTCAAGCAGTCGCAGCTGGCAATTGCCAAGAAGCTGGGTCTGACACCTGAGCAATATGCTCGTGAACTTATGAAGATCGAGAACTGACATGACACAGAATAGCATTTTGGACGACATCGAAGAGGAACTGGGCAGTACTCGTGCCCCACGTAAGACTCGTGAGCAGTCGGAACGTGTGAAGTCTTGGCAGCCCGCCTCGCTTCTCCCGGAGCCGGATAAGCAACGCGGATACGTCTACCGTTGGGTGCGTGTTACTACTCGCGGCCAGAACGACCCCAGCAATATCTCGGCCAAGCTGAGAGAAGGTTGGGAGCCGGTTCGCATCGAGGAACAACCCAAGTTCCAGATGATGGTCGATCCTGACAGCCGCTTCAAGGACAATATCGAGGTCGGTGGCTTGCTGCTTTGCAAGGCCCCGAAAGAGCTGATGGATCAGCGTAACGAATACTTTACGCGGAAAAATCAGGACCAGATTATGTCCGTGGACCACAATTTCATGCGCGAAAGCCACCCGAAGATGCCGCTCTTCAGTGAGCGGAGTTCGAGGGTGACGTTCGGTTCAGGCAGATAAGCTAGGAGCTTTATCATGGCATACCCCGCAGTTGAGGCCCCGTACGGGCTTCTCCCGGTTAACCTGATCGGTGGTCAGGTCTTTGCCGGTTCTACCCGCCAAATCCCGATTGCGTCGGGATATAACACGTCGCTCTTTTTCGGTGATGTGGTCACCCTCACCACCACTGGCACTCTCGTCAAGGAAACTGGCACTAACTCGGCTACGCCGATTGGTGTGTTCCTTGGGTGCTCGTTCACTGACTCGGTGTACGGCAAGACCTTCCGCCAGTACTACCCGGCCAACACGGTTGCTTCCGACATCGTTGCCTATGTGGTTGACGATCCGGATACGCTGTTCAAGGTAGCGGTCGTTTCGTCCGGCACTACCATTGGTTCGGTCACTCGTGCAGCTGTCGGTGAAAACACCTCGCTGGTTCAGAACGCAGGTAACACTGCTACTGGCAATTCGCGTGTCGCTGCCAGTCAGACTACGGCGACTACCAACACTCTTCCGCTCCGCATCATCGACGTGGTGCCGGAAACCGTCAATGCTTCCGGTAACTTCACCGAGGTTATCGTCAAGTGGAACTTCGGGATGCACCTCTACGAGCGTGCTACCGGCGTCTAAGGAGACTGAACAATGGCAATTTCACGCGCACAACTCCTCAAGGAGCTCCTGCCGGGACTGAACGCTCTGTTCGGTCTGGAATACAAGCGGTATGGCGAGGAGCATAAGGAGATTTTCGAAGTAGAAACTTCCGAACGTTCCTTCGAAGAAGAAACCAAGCTGTCCGGCTTCGGCGCAGCCCCGGTCAAGAATGAAGGGTCGGCCATCACTTATGACAACGCGCAAGAAGTCTACACTTCGCGCTACGTCCATGAGACGATTGCCCTTGGTTTCTCGATTACGGAAGAAGCTATCGAAGACAACCTGTATGACTCGCTGTCTTCGCGGTATACCAAGGCTCTGGCTCGCGCCATGGCCTATACCAAGCAGACCAAGGCCGCTTCGATCCTGAACAATGGGTTCAACTCGTCCTATCCCGGCGGTGATGGCGTTTCGCTGTTCTCGACCGCGCACCCTCTGGTCAGTGGTGGCACCAACTCGAACAGGCCAGCTACTGCGGCTGACCTCAACGAAACTTCGCTTGAGGCTGCAGTCATCCAGATTGCTGGTTGGACTGACGAGCGCGGCCTGCTTATTGCGGCAAAGCCGCGTAAGCTCATCGTGCCGCCGAGCCTGATGTTCACGGCTACCCGCCTGCTCGAAACCGAGCTGCGTGTTGGCACTGCCGACAATGACATCAACGCCATCAAGACCAATGGTTCGATTCCGGAAGGTTACGCGGTTAACCACTTCCTGACCGACACTGATGCGTGGTACTTGACTACTGACGTGCCGAATGGCCTGAAGCACTTCGTCCGCACTCCGATGAGCACCTCGATGGATGGTGACTTCGAGACGGGCAATGTTCGCTATAAGGCTCGGGAACGTTACAGCTTTTCGTGGAGCGATCCTCTCGGCATTTACGGCTCGCCCGGCGGGACTTAAGACCGACCATATGAAAGGGGGCTTCTGCCCCCTTTCTTTTTGCCTGCTACAATGGTATATGCGAGCAACCGGAATATTTTAGCTGCACAGACTGGTCCGGCAGACATAGTAGGGATTGTGCAGCGAGTGCTACTACACGGAGAAAGCTATGGCTAATTCCACATTTTCCGGTCCGGTAAGGACGAAGAATGGTTTCATCGTCGGCGCTAATAACGATGTGACCGCCACCTCCCCCGGTGTATATTCTGGCGCTGGTGCCCCCTCTTTCACTGCGGCCAAGGGTTCGCTTTACCTCCGCACTGATGGTAGCTCGACCTCGACTCGTGCGTATATTAATACGGATGGCGCTAGCACTTGGACGTCAGTGACCACCGCTGCATAAGGAGGGCTGGTTATGGCTAATGATGACAAGGTCGGTTCCATCAAAGCCGCCGTCCACAAGCATGAGCGCAATATGCACAAGGGTAAGCCTCTGACCAAGCTTTCCAAAGGCGGGCCTGCTCGACGTGCTGATGGTATCGCCAAGAAGGGCCATACCAGAGGAAAGATGCGGTAATGGCCAAGACCCCCGCTTGGACCCGTAAGGCTGGGAAAAACCCTGCAGGCGGACTAAACGCCAAGGGCCGCGCATCTGCCAAGGCTCAAGGCATGAACCTGAAACCTCCGGTTAGCGCCAAACAGGCCAAGAAGTCGCCTAAAGCTGCTGCGCGCCGCAAGAGTTTCTGTGCCCGTTCGGCGGGACAAGCTAAAATGTTCCCTAAAGCGGCCAAAGACCCCAACAGCCGCCTTAACAAAGCGAGGCGCGTATGGGACTGCTAGAAGCCCGTTGTTCTCGCTGTAAAGAGACCAAACCGCTTAATCGGGAATATTTTCCGCTGCACAATCAGAAACGTTCTGGGTTTGACAGCTGGTGTCGTGCGTGCCGCAACGAGTACCGTAAGGAGTATAGAGTCCCTGTAGGGGTTAGGCCGGATCAGCAGCACCGTGTATTTGAGGCTAGGGCCACGGGAGTGTGCGTTATTTGTGGGGAGGCGGGCAAAGTTGTAGTAGACCACGATCACCGCACGGGGCGTGTTCGGGGCGCGCTATGTCAGAGGTGTAATATGGGTTTAGGGCAGTTCCGAGACGACCCTGAGCTGTTGGAGCTAGCCGCTATGTATATTAGGGGGGAATGTGCTTGCGGTGAATGTGAAGTGTATTGGGGCGGGCGTCCAGAAGAACCCGAGTATGTTCAGGACATGACAGACGAGGACATGAAAGACGAGAAGGGTCGCCCCACTCGTAAGGCTCTGTCACTCAGAAAGTGGGACTGCTGACATGCAGGATATGGTAGTTTGGAATATCATTCTGACAGGAATTGTCGGGGTTATCGGCTTCTTTGCCAAGGCCAAGTTCGACGAACTGGATAGAATCGCTATTTTGCTAAACAAGACCCGTGAGGAAGTCGCCCGAGACAGCATAACTCGTAAAGAGGTCAACGATATGTTGGACAAGTTTTGTTCGCGTATAGAAAATGCTGTTTCACACCTTGAGGGCGAAATAGATAAACTTCGCAAGGATACGTGATATGCGTAAGCGTATGAAGTTTTCGGAAGGTGGCCGCGCAGAGCGTATGCGTGACCGTCGCCTTGCCGATATCGAGAAGGACTACCAACGTGCCCTCGCTAGGGGAAAGCCGGACAAGGTGGCGCGTGCCAAACGTGAGCAGCGCCTTGCGGACGCCTATGACGACTATGCCAAGCGCACAGGTGCGGACCGTACCCAAACTCGCGCCGCTGAGAGAGACGCCGAAGCGCGCCTGAAAGCCGCGCGCCGTTCGCCCGATAAGTACTCCAAGCCGGTAAGCATCATTCAGGGCGGCGATAAGCCGATTGAGACCCCCAAGATCGACCTCCCCAAGGTAAAGACCCCCAAGGTCGGTGAAGACAAACCTACTAGGCAGTCGTTCTCTAAGGCTTTTGCCGCAGCGCGCAAGAGCGGGGCCAAGACTTTCATGTGGAATGGCGGGCGCTATACTACTGAGTTGGAGGGAGAGAAAAAATCTGTAGCCCCTTCTACCGCCAAGCAGCCTCCTTCAACCTCGACCAAGACAGGTGATGGGCGCGGACCGATTGGGGCCATGGTTGACAACATGCTGCTCATGGGTCGGCAGGTACGTGTCCCTCCCAAGAGTTCAAGCACGCCGCCCCAAAAACCTGGCAACACTGCAGAAAACCCCGTAGGTGAGTTTCGCCGACTTACAGGTAGTGGGCCTAGGTATATACCGGACACCCCTTTTAAAGTCCCTAAGCCTAGTCCGCTTGTGCGGCTGTATAGACATATCCAAGAACGAGGCCGAGCTTCAGACCCCACTCTAAACAAAGCAAAAGGCGGTAAGATCGACGGCATTGCCGTTCGCGGAAAAACCAGAGCGAAAAGGAAGAAGTGATATGGCTAAGCCTCCTGCACCCAAGCCCACTGCGGCCCCGAAGAAGCCCCGCTCTCTTACTGTAGAAGACCTCCAGAAAGGTGCGGTTGAACGCGGCAATCGTGAACAAGCTCGTGAAGCTCAAGACCTGCGGAGAATGAACATGAAGAAGAAGCCGATGAGTAACTATGCCAAGGGCGGCAAGATCGACGGTGTCGCCAAGAAGGGCAAGACCAAGGGCAAGATGGTCAAGATGGCTATGGGCGGGCTCGCAGGGCGTAACGCTATGGGTGCCATGGTGCGTTCGCAGAACTATGGCGGTCCCGCTCGTGCAACGTTCAAGCGCGGCGGCAGCTGCGGGATGAAGAAGGGTAAGTAATATGCGTCCGCTTAAGGCATCTGTGTCCGATGCAAGCGGCGGGGCCAAGAACTCTCGCCCTATTGTGTTGGACTACTACGGTCGCCCGGAGGTGTCTCTGCAGGTGGTAGTTACTGGCACAGCCACTTATACGGTGCAGCAGACTCTGGATAACCCTCTTGAAGAAGACGTGATCCCTACGTGGTTCGACCACCCGGATAGCAATCTTGTTGCGCAGACTGTAAATCGCCAAGGCAGCTATGCGTTTGTCCCAGTTGCGGTACGTGTTCGGCAAACTGCTGGCACTGGAAGCGTTACTCTGACGGCGCTTCAGGCTGGGCTGCATCCGTAATGCCTTCTGGGCTCTACAGCGGCGCCTCTGGGCTATGGAGGGGCGCTTCCGGCCTCTGGAGCGGCGCGAGCGGGTTTCAGAGCGGCGGGACTACTAGCCCGACCGGCGCAATACTTTTGGAAAGCGGGGACTTTTTGTTGCTTGAAAGTGGTGACAAACTCTTGCTGGAGAATGCATAATGTCCGACCAAAAAATAACCCAGCTACCTGAGGCGACGATGCCGCTGGTGGGCACTGAGCCGGTTGCGCTGGTGCAAGGCGGCGAGACGCGGCGGGCTCCGGCGTCTGCATTCAGACCTGATCCTGTAGACCTTGCACAAACCGACCCCGCCGCGCCTCCTGCCGGGACTGTGCGGCTGTTCCGCCGCGAGATCGCCGGGCGGCAGATGCCTGCATTCATAGGACCAAGCGGGATGAACAGCGCGCTGCAACCGCTGCTCGCGCGCAACAAGGTGCTGCGCGTCAACCCTACCGGCAATGGCACCGCAATTTTAACCGATGGTGCGACATTTCAGTCCACCGGCACTGCAACTACTCGCACCGTCGCCACGACCAACCTGTTTACCCGAACGCGGCGGATTGGCTATGTTTCTGCGACCGCTGCAGGCTCGACCGCTGGCGCGCGGCACAATTTGCTGCAATTAACCCTTGGCAATGGGGCAGGCTTGGGTGGATTTTTCGCGGTCATTCGGTTCGGATTTTCTGCGGTGGTGTCTGACATGCGCGCCTTTGTCGGGGCGCGTAACAATGCCGGTGCCGGTGGAAATGTCGAGCCGCCAACGCTGACCGGCTCTATCGGTGTCGGCAAGGGAGGCGCAGATGCCAACCTCTCGATTTTCTACGGTGGCACGGCGGCGCAGACGCCGATCCCGCTGGGAGCCAATTTCCCGGCCAACACCGAGAATGTCGATCTCTATGAGTTGGCGCTGTTTGCTCCGCCCGAAGTGGCCGAGACGGTGCACTGGCAGGTGACGCGGCTCAACACTGGGCACGTCGCCAGCGGAACACTCACCGGCGGGGCGGCGGTGTTGCCAGCGGCAGATGTGCTGCTCACCCCGTTCAACGCGATTGTGTCAAACAATACCACGGCGGCGGCAGTCGCCATCGACTTTGTCTCGGTCTACGCGGAAACGGATTACTGACATGGCGGTTCTCAGATGGCTTAACCCCACCCCCGCCCAGATCGCCGAGGCCGAAGCGCTGGCGCAGTCGCTCGGCGAGCAGACCTGGTGGCAGGGCGATTACCTGTGCCTCGGGCAGGAAGCCCCACCCCCGCCGCCGCCCGAGGCGGTGACGGCACGGCAGGCGCGGCTCGCGCTGCTGGGCGCAGGGCTGCTTGACAATGTCGAAGGCGCGCTTGCCGCGATCCCTGATCCGCTCTCGCGCCGGGCAGCGCAGATCGAGTGGGAATATGCGCTCGAAATCCGGCGCGACAGCCCGTTGATCGCCGCGCTCGCGCCGCTGCTCGGCCTCACCGATGAGCAGGTCGATGACCTGTTCCGCGCCGCCGAGGGGCTTTAGCCATGTGGACGCGGTTCAAACGCTGGTTCTACCTGTTTGCGGTGGCGCTGACGCAGGGGATCGTCAACACCACGATTGCGGGCCTGTGGTGGGTTCTGACCGGGCGCGGCAGCGAGCCCGATCCCGACGAGCCGTTCTCATCGCGCGTGGGCCGCAATGCGATTGCAGGTAAGCGGTGGGCGCTGATCGCCGAGAAGGTAGTGGACGCCATTTTCGGCCCCGGCCACTGCCGCGCCAGCGCCGCTGATCTGGAAGATTAGACAATGAAATTTCCTAGCATAAGCACACATGATGGAAGGCGTGCCTTGAGTTTCCTCGCCATCATAGGCGGCTCGGTGGTTTTCACGCTCATCATCATTTGGTGTCTGTGGCTGCTGCGCCACCAGCCCGGTTTCGTTTTCTGGCTGGCACTTGCTGCTCATGTGCAGGTGCTTGTCGGTATGACCGCCCTTGGCTGGGCGATGGGTAGGCGAATGGTTTTCAGTGGTTCCAAGGATGGTGTGACGTTGAGTGACGGTGCATCACATGAAGAGGGGAAATAACATGAGTTTCGTTCTAGGGGCGCGGTCACGCCAGCGTCTTCAAGGTGTCCATCCTGATCTAGTCAAGGTGGTCCAACGAGCTATCAGCATTAGTGAAGTGGATTTCACTGTCCTCGAAGGGTTGCGCACTGAGGCACGGCAACGGCAACTTGTGGCACAGGGAGCCAGTAGGACTATGCGCTCTCGCCACCTTACCGGGCATGCGGTTGACTTGGGTGCGCTGATTGGCGGTCAAGTTCGCTGGGACTGGCCTCTCTACTACAAGATTGCTGACGCCATGAAGCGGGCGGCGAAGGAGCTGAATATTCCTATTGAGTGGGGTGGGGACTGGCGAAAATTTAAGGATGGACCTCACTTTCAGCTACCTTGGAAGGAATATCCGGCATGAGCATTTTGAAGTTCCTCCGGTCCCTTACCCCGCTAGGCAAAGTTACCTTCGCGTTGGGGCTTGTGCTACTGCTTGTTCTGGCGTTCTTCGCTATTCGTGGTATATTCGTAGGGAGCGCCAAGGATGAGGTTCGGCTCTCGCGCAATCAGGCCGAAGCAGCAGTTGCAAGCGGTACAGATGCAGTAGCTACGGTAGGTAAGCAGATGAAGCGTGAAGAGGCTATCGACGCCACTACGAGGGATAATACCAATGCGATACGTTCAGCCCCCGGTGCGGACACGCCAATTTCTCCTGAGCTTGACGCTATTGCTCGTGAGCGGCTGTGTAGGCGCGCCGCCTATACTAAGCACCCCGACTGCTTGCAGCACGCTCCTGCCCCCTGAATGGCGCGAGGGGGTTCCGGGCGCGCCCTTGCCGCAAGGTTCCACCGTTGGAGAGTGGATCGCATTCGCAGACGCGCAGACAGGGCAGCTAGACAAGGCAAACGCCCGCTATGCTGAAGCAGTGGGCATTATTGAACGTTGTGAAGCGCGTGATCGACAGGCCGTGAAGAAGTCTCGTCGCAAGTTTCTTGGTATTTTCTAGGGGGTAAACTATGGGCAGTGGCAGAAAGACCATCCGTAGGAGGGATAATCCCAATATGGTCTCGGTCTACGCAAAGGGCGGCAAGACCAAAAAGTTGGACATCTCCAAGGCAATCAAGAAGCCCGGTGCACTTCGAGCTCAACTTGGCGTGAAGGAGGGGGAAACGATCCCTGCAGCGAAGCTGGCAAGAGCGGCCAAAGCGCCGGGTAAGTTGGGGCAACGCGCTAGATTTGCTCAGACCCTCGCCAAGTTGCGGAAGAAGTGATATGCGTAGGAAGCGTAAGACCATTCGGCTAAAGGAGGAGCAGCTTCCGCCCAAAAAGCCGAGCGGACCTAGACTAGGCCCTCCACTCAAAAAGCTTAAGCCTCGTAGATGGCCTAAGGAGTTAGACTGACATGGCAAATGTAATCTATCCTCGCGTGACGGATCAAGTTCTGCATTTTACAGCCGCTGTGGCTATTTTCACTTTGTTCTTTCAGGGCTGGTGGGGTAGTCTGCTGTCTGGCGCTGCTCTCGGTCTCATACGCGAGTTGACCGAAGCTGGTGGGTCGCGCATCGCGCTTGGCGAGATCAAGTCGCATTTCAGCAAACTCGACCCGTGGGTGGATATCTGTTTCTGGGCGTTTGGTGGCGTGGTTGCTTCTATGCTTTTGTTTTGAGATATAGACTATTTGTAAAACCCTTAAGGGGGATGGCCCCTCGCGCGGTTAGGGGTTAGGGTATACGGTATGGCTACCAGCGGAACTACAAACTTCAATTTGAACCTCAACGAGGTAGTCGAAGAAGCCTTTGAGCGCTGCGGTGCTGAGCTCCGTACCGGCTATGACCTGCGCACCGCGCGGCGTAGCCTCAACCTCCTTACCATAGAGTGGGCCTCACGGGGCATCAATCTTTGGACTATTGAACAAGGCTCAATCCCACTATTGCAGGGGCAAAGCTCTTACACATTGCCCTCTGATACTATTGACCTAATTGATTATGTTGTGCGCACTGGCACGGGGCAGACACAGTCTGATATCAGTATCAGCCGTATAAGCGTAGATACCTACTCTTCTATCCCCAATAAGAATACCAGAGGACGACCCATACAGCTATGGGTTAACCGCCAAGTAGACGCCCCCCAAGCGGTGATCTGGCCAGTGCCAGATAAGAATAATTTCTATACACTAGTGTATTGGAGACTTCGTCGCATCCAAGATGCGGGCGATGGGGTCAACACTCAGGATATCCCATTCCGTTTTCTGCCAGCTATGGTAGCTGGATTGGCGTACTACCTGTCCTTGAAGATACCCAATGCGCTTGAGCGCACACAGATGCTCAAAGCCATGTATGACGAAGCATGGCAGCAGGCCGCAGACGAAGACCGCGAAAAAGCGTCGTTGTACATCCCACCGCGTATCGCACGATAGCAGGAGGAGCTTATGGGCACCAAATTTGCTTCCGGCAAGAAGGCAATAGCCGAGTGCGACGTGTGCGGCCAGCGGTTCCTTCTGAAACAGCTCAAGAAGCTCGTCGTCAAAGGGAAGGTCACTAACATCCTAGCCTGTTCTGAATGTTGGAGCCCGGATCATCCACAGCTCAAGGTGGGTATGTACCCTGTCTACGACCCTCAGGCACTCCGCAACCCCCGCCCAGACAATAGCTACGACCAGTCAGGTTTGAATGTAAGGGGCAACCCCGGTCAGGGGAGCCGAGACATTCAGTGGGGGTGGAACCCCGTCGGCTTTGCTAATGCACTAGGTTTGCCGGGGCTGGTTAATATGCTAGAAGCAAAAGGCGAAGTTGGCACCGTTACGGTGTAAGTCTAGGAGCGTAGAGAATGGAACACACTAAGGATATTGGCAAATACGGCCAACCCAAGACCGTGTCGGTGCCCAACTGCTGTGGATACCCGAATAAGGTCGCCAATACCCAGACGATGAAAGTCCGTGGAACAGGCGCGGCGGCTAAGGGTACTCGTGCCAGCACCAAGATGGGGTAACCCATGGATTACCAAAGCCTTTTTGAAACCGTTAAGGGGTATGTAGAAAACGATTTCCCGAACACCCAGTTCACGGACGTGTCTGGTTCGGGCACGATTACATTCACTTCGACGGAACAGATCAATACCTTCATCAAGCAAGCTGAGCAGCGCATCTACAACGCTGTGGAGGTACTTGCGTCGCGCGCTGCGACTACTGGCAACCTTACTGCAGGCAACAAGTTCCTCACGGTTCCCTCTGGTTGGCTGGCTACGCTCTCTTTTGCTGTGGTGAACTCCTCGGGTAGGTATGAGTACCTCCTGAACAAGGACGCGGATTTCATCCGGGCTGCATATCCTGACCCAACGTACCAAGCTCTCCCCGTGCACTACGCACACTTCGACGAAGATCAGTTTCTGCTGGGGCCTACCCCTAACTCGAACTACGTGTACGAGCTCTTCTACTACAGGTATCCGGAGTCCATTGTGACTGCTGGCAACACATGGCTTGGGGACAGTTTCGACACTGTGCTGCTCTATGGCACACTGCTTGAAGCCTATACGTTCATGAAGGGCGAGCCTGACATGATCGAGCTTTACAACGGACGCTACCAAGAAGCTCTCGCACAACTCAAGGAGCTGGCTGAGGGCAAGAACCGCCAAGACGCCTACCGTTCAGGTCGGCTTCGCCTGCCTGTGAGGTGATATGATCCGCCAAGCCCTCTGCACTTCCTTCAAAGCCGAGGTCCTTCTCGGCGTGCATGACATGCGCGCTTCTGGTGGGGATACATTCAAGATTGCCCTCTACACGGCTTCGGCAGACCTTGGCCCGGATACGGCTAGTTACACGACAGTAGGAGAGTGCGCGGGTTCTGGGTATACTGCTGGTGGGATCGCCCTTACCAATTCTGGCGTAACTGCTGCTGACGGCAAGGGGTTCGCTTCCTTCGCCAACGCCACGTTTACTGGTGTGACTGTTACCACACGAGGTGCTCTTATCTATAATAGCACTCCATCGGCTAATGGTGCGGACGGTAGTCCGCTTACCAACCCCGCTGTTTGCGTATTGGATTTTGGGGAAGACAAGGTAGTCATTGGAGGAAACCTTACAATTACGTTCCCAACTAATAACTCCTCCAATGCCATTGTAAGGATCGCCTGATGCCTAGCACTTACAGCAATCTCAAAATAGAGTTGATGGCCACTGGTGAGAACAATACTACATGGGGCCAAATCACCAATACTAACCTGAACGCAATTGAGGAGGCAATTGCTGGCTCTGTGGACGTCACATTTGCTGGTGCCAATGTTACGCTGACTCTAACCAATACAAATGCTTCTCAGACTGCGCGCAACCTGCGTTTGCGGTGTGTTGGTTCTACTGGCGGCGCTTCCCGCAATTTAGTGGTGCCGGACATCGAGAAGCCATACATAGTCCAGAATAACTGTGCGGATAACATCGTAGTCAAAACGTCTGCGGGATCGGGTGTAACCGTCCCTCCGGGCAAGACCATGTGGGTGTACTCGGATGGCACCAATGTCGTAGATGTTATTACGCATCTACCCAGCCTCACACTGGGAACAGCTCTCTCCGTAGCTAACGGTGGCACTGGCGCGACTTCATTCACTGCTAATCGACTGCTCCGAGGTAACGGCACAGGTGCGCTTCAACCTTCTGGTGTTTTTGACCAAAGCACTACTGAGGCTATCCATATCGACGCCTCTAATAACGTCGGTATCGGGGGCGTAAGCCCCGGCGAACGGCTATCTGTGCAAGCGTCCAACACGGTGCAGATTGGCGCTACCGACGGCGTTGTGGCGCAGCGGGTCGGCCTCTGCGCTTCCGGGGTAGCTGCTTCTGGCACCGGGACCGACCACCCCTTCATTTTGCTGACGAACGATATAGAGCGGATGCGCATCACTACCGCCGGTAATGTCGGCATTGGCACTACCAATCCGAGCGAAAGACTTACCGTATCCGGCAACGCCAACATCTCAGGTTCTCTCACACTGGGAACAGCTCTCTCTGTAGCTAACGGCGGCACTGGTGCCACGACTGCTTCTGCTGCGCGTACTAATCTCGGTGCTACTACGGTCGGCGCCAATATCTTCACTCTGGCTAACCCGTCGGCTGTCAGCTTTCTGCGCGTCAACGCAGATAACACGGTTACGGCTCGCTCCGCTGCTGATTTCCGCTCGGATATCGGCGCAGGTACAGGGAACGGGACAGTCACCTCAGTCAGTGGTACCGGGAGCGCCAACGGCCTTAGCCTTTCTGGTACGGTTACCGGGTCTGGCAATATTACGCTGTCGGGTTCAGTCACCTCGGTTGCTTCCAACGCGACCATCGACGGGGTAACTATCGGGTTCCGCAACATCCCGCGCTCAACCACTAGCGGAACGGCAACGACTGGAGATGTTGGTAAGTACATTGCCGCTACGGCGGGCATCACTATTCCTAGTGGCACTTTTGCCGCTGGTGACGCGGTTTCTATCTACAACGATAGCGCCAGCTCTATCACGATTACGCAAGGTTCTGGCTTGACGCTTCGTTTGGCTGGCACAGCTAACACCGGCAACCGCACTCTAGCGCAAAGAGGGATGGCTACGATCTGGTTTAACAGTGCTAACGAGGCGATCATTTCAGGCTCGGGGCTGTCCTGATGAGCGGTATTCAGATGGCTTTGATGGGGGTTGGTGGTATTCCGTTATCTGTTTCTGCTCCAGATGCGTCAGGTAGCGACTCCGGTTTTTCTAATTGCGGTACTGTAACTGCCGAGACGACTGCTACAGCAACAGGCGGAGTGCCAGGTTATACCTACTCGTGGGTGCGCATTAGCGGCAACACACCGTCAATAAACGATGCGAATACAGCAAACCCAATATGGACAGACACGGTATGTGAGGGCTTCCCTAGTGTGTCTACCTGGCAAGTTACGGTGACGGATTCCGTAGGGTCGACCGCAACGGCAACAATCACTGTGACTTTGACTTGGGCAAGTAATAATTAAATACGGTAACCACAATGGCTTTCATCAAGCTACAGTTCAAACCGGGCATTAACCGAGATCAGACTGACTACTCTAATGAGGGTGGTTGGTATGCTTGTGATAAGGTGCGGTTTCGTTCTGGGTACCCTGAAAAGATAGGGGGCTGGACCAAAACAGTGCCAACGCCTTTTGCTGGCGTATGTCGGCAGATGCATAATTGGGTAACTACGTATTCTGAAAATCTTTTGGCTCTCGGCACCAATAGAAAAGTGCTTATAGAGTATGGTGGGTATTTCTACAATATCACACCGTTTACTACAGCTTTGGCTGGGTCTAACACCTTTAGTGTAACGAATGGTTCCACGACTGTTTCTGTTACAACCACAACTGCTTTGCCTTCTTGGGTAGCTACAGGCGACAGAATGCTTGTAGCTGGGTTTGCTTCTCCTTTGGGCGGCGTGCCTATTGCTGAGCTTAACAAGGCGCATACTATAACCAAGACTGGAGCTAACTCTTTTACCTTTGTTGTGGCAACTGCGGCGACATCGACTACTTCGGTATCAGGGGCAGGCTATACGGTCAGACCCGAGATTGGGCCGGGCGAAGCTATAACAGTAACCGGTTTGGGGTGGGGGGCCGGCACTTGGGGGCGGGATGCGTGGGGGCTGGGCTCTACGTCTGGAGGTGTAAACCTGCTACAACGGGATTGGTGGTTCGATAACTTTGACAACGATCTTGTGATGAATATCCGGAATGGGGCGCCGTATTGGTGGGCACGAGGGGTGCTAGCTACTCCCGGAACGGCGCTTGATACCCATGCAGTAACTCTGCAGGACTATGCTACTGCAGAGGGGTACAGCGCCAGCGCCGTGCCCGTTAAGGTCATGCAGCTGATGGTGTCGCAACAGGATCGCCACCTGATTGCTTTTGGCGCTGTGCCGTTCGGCTCTACTAACCCAGATGACTTCGATCCGCTGCTTATCCGATGGGCTGACCAGGACACGCCGGGTGACTGGACCCCTTCACAGACTAACTCCGCTGGTGATCTGCGGGTGTCTCGCGGTTCCCGGATCGTCCGCGCGCTTAACACGAGACAGGAAATTCTGATTTGGACTGACGCCGCGCTCTATGCGCTACAGTTTCTTGGGACGTTGGACGTATTTGGCCTGCAAGAATACGCGGACAACATATCCATAATGTCGCCTAGGGCAGTAACTACCGCTGCCAACATAACTTACTGGATGGGTAGAGATAAGTTCTATGCGTATACAGGCCGCGTGGAGACACTCCCTTGCACGCTTAGAAACCACGTGTTCAAGAATTTGAACCTTGCTCAGGCGGACCAAGTCGTCTGTGGCACCAACGAGGAATGGAACGAAATCTGGTGGTTCTATCCCACTGGAGACAGCAACTTCAACAATGCCTATGTCGTATATAACCACTTGGAGCGCATATGGTATTATGGCTATATCGAGAGGACTGCATGGCTGGACTCTCCGCTACGCACACACCCTCAAGCTGCTAACACCACCATAGCTGTGGATGGTGTCGATGTGACGACAGGGAATGGGTTTCTATACACCCACGAGAACACTGTAGATGCTGATGGCCTCCCTATGGAGAGCTTCATCCAGTCTTCTGACTTCGATCTTGAGGATGGGGATCAGTTCATGCTGACTCGCCGCATTATCCCTGATATTCAATTTGAGGGGTCTGAAGGAGCATCGCCAGAGGTTACGCTTCAGGTGCGCCCCCGCAATTTTCCGGGCGGTTCGATTGGCAACGACCCTAACGATACACAACAAGTTATCGAAACTTCAGTAGGACGCTACACTAACCAAGTGTTCGTTAGAGCACGTGCAAGACAAATGGCGCTGAAAATCATGTCGGACAAGCTTGGCACTCAATGGCAGTTGGGTGCGCCCCGCATAGACGTGCGTCCAGATTCGAGGCGGTAACAATGGCCCTAGACAAATTCCGAGCTGCCCCACTTCCCACACCGCCGGTGCAATGGGATGCGCAGTACATGCGTCAGGTTATCCGCGTGCTGGAGACTTACTTCTCGCAGTTGGATTCCCGCACACCGAACAATGCTGAGAAGTATACTGCCGAGACTTTTAATGGTATTGCAGCTACAAAGCGTATGACGACCGCGCAGAAGACGGCACTTGCTGCAGAGGCCGGGTGGGTAGTTTTTGATACTACGCTAAACAAGCTTTCGGTGTATAACGGCACAACGTGGGAAACCATCACTTCTGTGTGATGCCTTGGGAAATCGGTTATGAATGTGCAGGCAGCTCCCTCTCCTTATGTTCCCGTAGGCGGCAACCATACCACCTTGGGTAGTCCTCCCGTTCTAGGCCCGCAGCGGATGGGGACTACGGGCGGGCTCCCTGCTCTTGGTGGGATTTCTACTACGCAGAACCCGCTGGCAGAACAGTTGCAGAGTATGGGGCGTGGCGAGGACAAGGTGCTCGTCCACATGACACCGGAGGAAGTGAACAGTCTCCAAGGGCTGGCTATGGCATCTGGTGGCTCCTTGACTATCAATCCGCATACTGGGCTGCCCGAAGCTGGTTGGCTGGGTCGGCTGTTGCCAACTATTCTTGGGGTTGCCGGTGCCGCGTTTGGCCTACCCACATGGGCTGTAGGTCTTGGCGTAGGCGCAGGTAAAGCCGCTATTAGCGGCGACCTAAGTAAAGGGCTTATGGCGGGGCTCGAAGCGTTCGGCGGTGCTGGGCTGGGGCAGGCTGCGGGGCTTGGAGGTTCGGTTTCGAAGAATGCTCTCGGGATGTTAGGGGGGCAGGGGGGAGCATCTGGTGCTACTTCGGCCCTAGCACATGGAGCTTCTAATGCTGCAATGCCTGCGGCTATGAACGCTGCACCGAGCGTGGCTGCGGCAACTCCCGCTGCGCATAGCGTGGGCAACACTGCCATCAAGGCGGCTACCAATGCGGTACCAAAGAGTCCCGGTTTCCTTACCAAGTTTGCAGATGCTACCTCTCTTGGGCAGAAAGGTATGTTGGGCAAGGCCCTACCCATCGCTGCCGGCGCTTCTGTGCTTGGTGCAGTGTCCGACGCTACTGCCCCCAAAATGCCCGGTTTGCCGAAAGAGCAGAAGTCCAACTACGTCCCCATGCGAGCTGGCAGGCGTGATGTGCGCTTTCAGACCTACGAGCAAATGCGTGATTCAGGGGGAGCGGAGTTTCCTTACTTCACTCCGAGCAATCCAGACCCTGTGCCGTACGCTGAGGGCGGGGAAGTTAGACCTTCGCAAATGGATTTTGACAGCTTGGTAGCTATGTATCAGACTCAAAACCCCGGGCCTATTACTGCCTCGATGTATCCCACGCCTACACCAACGGCTACGTCAGCCCCCACTGCACCCCCAGTAGGCATTCGCCCTTCCAATGTTGGTGAGGTGATGTACGACTTCAGGCGCAACACACCTGCGACCTCCATAGGCGGGCTTGGTGCACTTAGCGGACTTAGTGGGTTTGGCAGTCCAACTGCTCCGTTTACGGCGCTGCAGCAGCCTTCTATCAAAAGTTCTAAAGCCCCCAAAAGGACTGCCAGAGCACTATCGCGTGATATTTCCTCGCCGCGTATGGAGTTGTACGCTAACGGTGGCACGGTTGACATGAGAAACGGCTCTTTTGTCGTGGATGCACGCACTGTGTCGGAGCTTGGGAACGGCAGTAGTAATGCTGGTATCGAGCTGCTCTCGCGTATGGGCGGTCGTCCTGTGCATGGACCCGGTGATGGTGTTAGCGACTCTGTGAAGGCGAGCATTGACGGTGCCAAGGAGGCCCGAGTTGCGCGCGACGAAGTCATCTTCTCGCCAGAAGCAGTGCGCCGTATTGGTGGAGGCAATGCAGCCAAGGGCACGCAGAAACTCTATGCGATGATGGAGAAGGCGCACAGGGCTCGCAAAAAAGCGGAACGTGGGCAGGACACCAAGCTACGTAAGGGTCTGGTATGATCGGGGAGCACGGACTGGAGTTCGACACCATCGAGTGGCAGCAACTGCGAAACCAGAAGCTGCAGGAATGGATTGGCGACCAGCACGCCATAAACTTTATTTTGGCCTTCGCGGACGCTTGCGAACTGTTCGATGACATTATCGACAAGGACAAGCCCATTGGGGAGGACCATGCGGTGCGCGTGCTGTTCTCGCTCTTGACCGAGTTGCCGCTCAACCCGTTCTTCGACCACTTCAAAGCACAGCTCATCCCGATCCTGATTACCGGCATCAACGCATGGTTGGATGCTAATGAATTGGAGAAGGGCAGCGAGAACGACCAAGTCTTTGCTTATGTGCTTAGAGACTGGTATATGGAGTTCGTCTCCTTTGTTATATATCTTGCGCGTGGGCGCGACTACATGCGGGAGGTCAGCATGGAAGTGCGGCATTTTTTTACCCACCATGAGACGCTTGAGGCGTACAGGGAGAAGCTGAAATGAGTGGTGGAGGTAGCAGCGCCCCGTCGCAACAGAACGTAACGACGACAACGTCCAACCTGCCAGAATACGCACGCCCGTATTTTGAGCGACTGCTGCAACGTGCCGAAGGCAACCTTACCCAAGAGTATATCCCTTATCAGGCGCAGCGCATCGCTGGGTTTACCCCTGCTCAAGAGCAGGTTCAGCAGAGTGTTCTGGGACTGCAGAACCCGATGCAGTTCTCTGTGGGTTCCGCTCTTGCACAACAGGCTGGGTTGGCTGCACTCGGGATGGGGCGAAACTACGTTCCGGGGCAGTTTAATGCGCAACAAATCATGGGCCAGCAGTATGCTTCGCCCAGTATGCAGGCTTCGCAAACTGATTACACGCCAAATCTGACGGCGTTCCAGATGGGTCCTGCTCGTGACGTCAGTGCACAACAGATAAATGCGCCTACGATGCAGGCTTCGCAAACTGATTACACGCCAAATCTGACGGCGTTCCGGATGGGTCCTGCTCGTGACGTCAGTGCACAACAGATAAATGCGCCTACGATGCAGGCTGCGCAGACTAGCTATAATCCCAACCTTAATTACTTCCAGATGCAAAGCCCGCAAATGTTCGGGTCAAACCAAGCGCAGCAGTACATGTCACCTTATATCGAGGCTGCAATAGAGCCGCAGCTGCGCGAGGCTGTGCATGATGCTAGGCGAGGACAGCTTGCTCAGGACCTAGGAGCTGCGCGTCAGGGCACATATGGCGGTAGTCGGCAACTTCTTGCTGCCATGGAGCGTGAGAGCAACCTTGGTCAGCTTATGAACGATATCCGCGCACGTGGGTATCAGAGTGCGTTTGAGAATGCACAGCAGCAGTTTGAGCGCGACCGTGCATCGCGTATGACCGCAGATCAGGCCAACTTGCAGGCTGCGCTTGGCGTGCAGCAGCTCGGTACGCAGACTGGGCTTCAGACGGCACTTGCCAACTTGTCCAATGAGCAGCAGGCTAGGGTGAATAATCAGGCTCTGCAGTTCCAAGCACAGGGCATG